CATCGACCACCATGCTGCACTGTCCGAGCGCATCGACGCTGGCCGAGACCTGCTCACCTGGCTGTACGGCGGCGGCTTCATGCCGACCAATGCCACCGGCACACGTGAGGAACTGATCATCGTCTGCAGGTTCATGCGCGACAGCAAGCACATGGTCTCCCCCACCCCTCCCACCCCTTCCGACCAGGTCTTAAGTCTTGACACTGGTGAGACAATTGTTCCACCACCAACGAAAGGAACCAGCGATGCCCAACTACAGCATCAGCCTCGATGTTGACGGCCACGGCTACCACTTCATGGTGCTGACCGTCAACGGGATCAGCGAGCAGACCTTCGGCACACGTGAGGCCGCGCTCACCGAGATCATCGAGACGATGAACGTCGAGGAGGCCAAGTGACGATCACCCCGATCATCTTCTCGGCGCTCGACGTCGTGCGCATCTTCACCCACTGCACTCCACCGCGCGAGCAGATGGGCATCTGCCTCATCCGTTGCGACGAGCACGGCGAGGCCGACCGCAACATCATGCGCCTGCCGGGAAAGCCGCCGATCGGCACGCTCGAGGAGGCCGCTGCCGGATTCATCCTCATGCTCGCCGAACCCGACGACTACCTGATCATTGCCACCTATCGCCAGGTCGGCATCATCCACGGCCCCGACCCAGCCGCATGGTCGCAGATGATCACGGCCGCACTGACCCGCAAGGCAGTGCTCATCGACTGGCTCGACTTCGACGATGCCCATGTCACCAGCCATGCCCAATGGGACAAGGACACCGGGCTGCCGGACCGCTGGCTGCTCCTCTCACCCAAGGATGTCTCCGTATGACCACCACATCATCCATGATGGGCTGCGGCCACGCCGCCAATGCCACCAGCAATGGCGAGCCCAGCTGCTGCATCTGTGCCGGTATCCATCCCGGCGCCACCACTGTGATCGAGATGCCCGACCTGACCGGGCGCATGGCCCGCTGTACCTGTGGCAACGAAGAGCCGAGCAACCCGGCACGACTGGCCTTCTTCGAGTCCGGCCTGCTGCGTGCGCTGGGGTCGTGCCGCATCTGTAGCTATGCCGCCATCGCCCACACTGACGAGGTCCGTGACAAGCCACACACCAGGCACACCAAGCTGATCGACGGCCATGGCTTCGAGCCCAAGGACGACCCGGGCCACGACCACTACTACTGCGGTTGCCGAGGATGGGACTGATGAGCGAGCTCCGACCGGTACCTACCGATCCATCGGCACCCATTGTCGAGGGCTTTCTCGAAGTCGATCAGTCGTGGTTGCTCGGTGCGGCCGGGGAGTACGACGCCTTCGCTGCCGAAGTGATGACACGCACAGGCCAGAACTGGCAACGCGTCATCGGTCTGCGCTGGCCGGCACGCATCAACAAGACCGACGAGCTCGTCACCTTGCGGCTGCTGATCTCGATCGAAGACGCACAGGGCCTGGCCGATGTGCTCACCCGTACCGCCAACTGGTACAAGGCCCTCGCCCAACTGGAAGGACTGCTCGATGACCACTGAACCCCCCAACATGGAGGCCATCGGCTACATCATCCACGGCCTGATCGGTTGTAGCTGGGGGCACGGCATCTCCAGCGAGGACGACCGGGAAGAGTGCCCCAAGGCTGCGATCCGCATGGTCGCGCTGCACGGTGGCCCACCCGGTGCTGAAGACATCGTCGTGCGGCTGTGCCCGCGTCACCTGGCCGTGGTCGAAGAGCTCACCACGCCCAGCCCAGAGGGCCGCTATGACTGACGGGTACGAGCCCGATCCCGAGGACTGGGTCTGCCCGACATGCCATGGACGGCGCACCATCCAGCCTGATCGCAACACACCACCCGAGCCATGCCCCCGATGCGTCGATCCCGACGCTGAAGAGGTCCGCGACCAGTACCCCAAGCTCTACGAATCAGCGCCACCAAGCAAGTGGAGCTCACCTGATGCCGTCTTCACCCTCCCGGAGCAACACGAATGAACACCACCGTTGAAATCTGGCGACCGAACATGCCAAACCTGCTCTTCCTCGACAAGGGTCGCGTCGACAGCACCGTCACGCTCGACGTGATGTTCGACAACGCTGACGATGGGCGCTGCATCACCATGTACTTCGAGAACCTCGAGACGTTGATCGCCTGGCTGACGTCGGCCTTCGATCAGGTGTCCAAGCTGGCGGGGTACGAGTCCGATCCCCCCGCCCCACCCCGGCACACCCATCTGACCCTCGTTCCACGTTCACCAGGAGAACCCACGTCATGACCCAAGAGCACAGCATCAACGTTCACCGTCCAGCGCCGATCAAGTGGCAGCCGATCGATCACTTTCACACACTGAAGTTCGGCGACAGCCTTGCGTACGGAGTGACGGTGTTCTTCAAGACACTGCCCGACGTGCGCAAGTGGCTGACCGACGCACTCGCCCAGCTCCCCTGGGCACCGCCCGATCCCTCGTCAATGGTCATTCCCCACCACGCATGGCGACCGACCACCGTGTGCCTCCACGACCTGTTCCCCGAGGACCACATCCTGCACCCCGTCAACCCAGAAGGAACCACTGATGACCGAACGAACTCGAGCGTCGATTGACGCTGCCCTACAACTGCTCGTCGATGACCTGATCGCCTCCTTCGATTCCGTCGAGGGCACCTGGAAACCATGCTGGTCAACCGGGCGCCTCTTCCCGCACAACGCGGTGACCGGTATCGACTACCGGGGCATCAACACCCTTATGCTGTGGGCTGCCCAGATCAAGAACGAATACCACAGCCCACGATGGGCCACCTTCCGGATGTGGCAGAGCATCGGCGGCCAGGTCCGCAAGGGTGAGCACTCCACGTGGGGTGTGAAGTGGGTCGACATCGTCGACAAGAAAGATCCCGACAATCTGCGGCGTGTGCCCAAGGTGTTCCACCTGTTCAACGCCGCGCAAGTCGAGGGCGCCGACGAACTTGGGGAAGCTGCGTCGGTGCCCTCGAATCACTGGTTCCAGCACTTCGAGGACTTCCGTACCGCCGTGCCCTACCGCTGGGTCGTCGGCACGCCGATGTACGTGCCGTCGCGCGACGTCGTCTCGATGCCACCAATGGAACAGTTCGACACACCCGAGGAGTGGGCCCAGACCCTGTGCCATGAGCTCGGCCACTGGACCGGCCATGAGTCGAGGCTCGACCGCAAGCCTCAGTCCCGGCACGCCGGCATCCAGGCATATGCCTTCGAGGAGCTCGTCGCCGAGATCTCTGCCTCGATGACCTGTGCCTGGCTACAGATCCCCGGCGAGATCTTCCGTGAGGATCACGTCCGCTATGTCAGGTCGTGGCTCAAGTCGTTGAAGGACGACCCCGGCATCCTGTTCAGTGCAGCCCTTGCCGCACAGCGCGCCACTGACCACCTCGTCGCCTACTCTCAGCCCAAGGAAGCACCATGCCCGACCGACGCCGCAACACTCTCAGCCTCATTCCTCTGATGATCGAGTCCGGCTGCTTCACAGCCGGAGACTTCGGACGCCAGGTCGGGATGAGCCGTGGTGCAGTGCAGCGACTCAAAGAGCGGGGCCTGCCGATCCATCGTGCCGACGAGCTCGCCACCAAGCTGAACATCCATCCCGAAGCAGTGTGGGGATCGGCGTTCTACACCACGCCCGAGTACGTCGGCGGCCAACTCGATACCGGCGACGGTCTCGACTGAGGAGTACGATCGTTCCACCACAACAGGAAGGAACCCTCGTGGCACAAGCAAAGGTAGACCTCGGACTGTTCGAGGGGCTCGACGTCATCCAGTCGTCCATCAGGGTCGTGCGCGCCGGCGACGGTCTGTCCAAGGCCATGGCCCTGGACCCCGTGGTCCTGCACACCGGCCAGGATGTGACCATCGTGATGCGCTGCAAGGTCGGCTCGATCATCCATCGCCCAATCAAGGATACCGAGTCACTTGAACGAGTGCAGACCCTCGAGGCCGGATCGGCGGCCATCATCGACGACCAGCTCGTCGCCAAGCTGCTCGACGAGCAGAAGCTCCGACTCGAACAGGCAGCGGGCGTGCAACGCCTACCGATGGACGACGACGACTGACAGATCGTGGGGTGTTCGCCGCACCGCCTCGCTGCGGGCACCCCACCCATTCCCCAACCAGAAGGAACCAACACCATGACCATGACCACCGACCCACCCGCCACCATCGACGCATTCGGCAATCCCGTCATCAGAGTCGAGCAGTCGCCCGAGCAGCTGGAGATCGAGCGTCTGACGCATGACCTCCACCTCATCGCAGGCAGATTGCTCGAAGAAGCTCAGAGTCGTAGCTGGTGCAGCGAGTACGAGGAGTTCACCGAGTCGGTGAACCGTCAGACCTACGGCGAATGGCTTTTGCCGGTGGCCCGCCCGACGACGTACACCATCCGCCTGCGGATCAGCACGGACACCGCTAACCGTGACGAAACCGAGACCGACATCCGTGAGGGCCTGGAGAGCTGGGCCATGCTGAACTACGGCGAGGACGAGCCCGAAGTCAGCGTCACCTACTGATCACTCGGCGAAGTAGGTCATGTCGGTGATCTTCCCGGCCCGCACCAAGCCGATCACCTTGCCACCTTTGGCAGTGTTGTGCAGCGAGCCGGGGAGGTCATCCCATGTGACCAGTCCGTACTCGCGCATCCGCACCAGCTGCCGGTGCATCGTGCCCTTCGGCTGCCGTAACAGCCGGGCCAGCTCGCTCAGCGTGCAGGCCGCGTGCTCCTCGCGGATGGAGCGGATCATCTCCAGCACCGCCGCGACGTAGTCGACTCCGGTCTGCTCACGTGCTTCGGTCGCACTCATCGAATCTCCCTGTTCATCGTCCACCGTGGAACACTCGTCCGCTAGACTACATGCGGAAAGGAACCAGACATGCCCATCAAGAAAGACCTGTCCGAACTGCGCCGGTCCCGAGGCGAGCTTGCTCCCCTCCCGTCAGCAGAGACACTGGTCGCCAAGCCATTGCTCGATGCATGGTGGACCGACTTCCAGAACTACGAGTCACCCAACGCACAGAAGGCCATCCCCGAGCTCCCGCTACGCGCGTCGTGGTTCGGTATGGGATGCGACCGTGCGCTGTGGTACTCGATCCTCGGCGTGCCCGAGTCCAACCCGCCCGACATGGCATCGATGTGGAAGATCCGCATGGGCCAGCTCGTCGGCGAGGAGATCGGCACCGCGCTGGGCAAGAACGTCACCGATGCCAACGGGTGGCGCCAGGGATGGTGGGCAGAGCCGACGACTGATCTCCGCAGCGTCGGCCTGCCTGCCTCCAGCCACTCCGACCTCATCTTCTACAAGGACAACGAGCCGCTGTACGTCGCCGAGAACAAGACCATGGGCGGCTATCCGTTCAAGCGCAAGGTCGGTGGTGCCGGTGACGCCGAGGGGCCGACGTGGGCCCACGTCCTGCAGGCGGCACTCGTCGCCTATGCCATCGGTGCCCCGGTGGTGATCGTGTTCTACATCACGCCCGAGCCGACATCGCCTGCCGAGGCCGACCGTCGTGGGATGGACGAGTACGAGAAGTTCACCGCTGAGTGGCACTACCAAGTCGCACTCATCGAGCCCGCGATTCGCCAGGAGATCGCCCGGCAAAAGAGGGTGCTCGGCTACACCGCAAGCAACGGCGAGGGTCAAGTCCTGCTCCCCGAGCGCACACTGTCGTCCCCCGAGGTTCCACCGGGGGCAGTGATCATCGAGCCAGCACGCGGCAAGTGGGTGACCTACGATCCCGGGACCGGCAACGTCGTCAAGTCCGGCACCAAATGGTTCTGCGACTACTGCCGACACCGTGACCGCTGCATCGAGGACGGGCCCGAGATGGTCAAGGTGAAGCTGACGGTGAAGACGTGAGAGAGCTGCGCTTCAAGGTCACCACCAACGGTGGGATCCCCCTCCTCCCCTCCGGCACTCTCGCCCAGGCCCAGCACACCGTCCTTGCCAACCGCACGATCCCCGTGTTCGTGCGCAGCATCGGCAGCTACGACGGCATCCAGCACGGCTGGGTGTTCGAGGTCATCGGCAACGTCGTCGTCTTCACCGCGTTCGGTGAGATCAAGGACGACGAGACCACAGAGCAGTGGTGCCCATGGATGCTCACATTGAGGACGGCGGTCCTCCGCGCGATCCTCCCGACCACAGCAGAAGGAACCACATGACAGACGTACAGACAGCCAAGACCACGACGGTCAAGCAGATCGCCTACGACCAGATCGTGGACGACGGCACCAACATCCGCAGCGAGCTCACCGACATCGACACGCTCGCCGAGTCCATCTGGGCAGCCGGTCTGCTCAACCCGATCACCGTCCGCAAGAACGGCGACGGCAAGTTCCACATCATCGCCGGGTTCCGACGCCACGCTGCAATCGGCCGGCTGATCACGACCAAGCGCTGGGATGGCCCGGTCCCGGTCCTGATGCGCACCGACGAGGACGCCGACACCAGCGTGGTCGCCATGATCGTGGAGAACCTGCAGCGCGTCGATGTCAACCCAGTGGACGAAGCCTTCGGCATCCAGCGCCTGGTGGTCGAGCACTCGTTCTCGATCGCTGACGTGGCCGTCAACATCGGCCGCTCCGAGGACGTGGTCAAGGATCGCCTGGCCATCTGCCAGCTGACCGACAAGGCACTGGAGGCCGTGCGCCAGCGCAAGATCACGCTCGAGGCCGCCGTGGCCCTGTCGAAGGCAGGCGAGAAGCTGCAGAACAAGCTGGTCGGCGGACTGGGTACAGACTCGCTCTCGTACAACAACACCGCCGACTACATCAAGCGGATGATCCGTGACGACCAGCGCCGTGCGGCCCGCAAGCTGATCGTCGATGCCCTCAAGGAACTCGACATCCCGGTGAAGCAGGGCATCGAGTACAGCATGAAGCGAGACGTCGAGCTGGAGAACGCCACGCCCGCCAAGGTCGCATCGTGGGTCGTCGCCAACGGCATCACCGCAACGGATCAGATCACCGTCAGCGACGGTACCTACGGCGACAAGGGCTACACCGTCACGAGGTGGCTGGCCCGGGCCGAGACGTCCAGCACCGCCGAGTCCAAGACCTACGTCGCCGACCGCGCCGAGGAAGTGTTCGGTGGGTGGGGCGACGAGCTCGACCCGACGATCACCGAGTGGTACGACACCTGCGCTGCCATCTCCGAGACCATCGAGAACAGCCGTGGCGAGCGCAACGCAGTGGTCAACGGGCTGCGCGCCTCGTTCATCCACGACGCTGGCAAGGCCGACGTCGCTGCCACCGCCATCCGCAGCCTGGCTCAGCAGTCGCTCTACAGCGTGCGCAACGGACTCTCCACCGAGAGCGAGCGCTCGTTCTTCCTCACTGCGCTGGGCATCACCCTGGAGCAGGTCACACCAGCGCCAGTCGAGGGCGACCCCATCCTTCCGGCGCCCACCGAGAAGTCACTGTGGGCCTGCTACTGCGCCAACACCAAGGTCATGGTGCGGGCCGCAGCACTGACGATGTGCGGCAGGTACGGCTCCGGCCCGATGGAGGGCCTGTTCCAGGAGACCATCGTGGACAACGGCTCGGTGCCACCGCTGCCCGAGTTCCCGCCGATGCCACAGATCCTCGCCGAGTACGTCGCCGCAGCAGGGTACGAGCCGGACCTCGACGATATGTCGGATCTCGACATGCTCATCGAGGGGTACCTCGTCGCCTACTCACAGCCCGAGGACGAGCAGACCGAGGAGTCCGAGTCGGATGACGACGCCGAACCCGACGCCGAGTAACCCGGCCGACCGCATGACGGTCTATCAGGTGATCCAGGCACTGAGCTATTACCCGCCCGACATGGCAGTCCTCGTCGAGGACGGCAAGGGCTGGTACAAGCACGTTTCTCAGCTACTCGGGCCGGAGCAACGAGGCGAGGTCACACACCAGGGCGACGGCACCGTCAAGATCGAGATGCACTGGAGCGACGACGACAGCGGCTACCTCTATCCGACCGTGATGCAGGGCGACACCTACGACTGCAGGGGGATGTGATGGCTCCGATGAGTGCCCGCGACGAGTTCCCCTATGAGGACGAGGACGAGCTGCTTCGACTCCCGATGTCGATCCGTTACGAGCGACGCCGCGAGAAATACGACGCCATGTGCAACACGATTGACGAGCTGCGCGCCCAGGTCGCTGCGGTGAACGACGCCCTCGACCAGTACGAGAACGATCCTGGTTGTCCATCAATGGACCTCTGCTTGGTGGCTGTTGCGAAGGCGGTCGGACGATGAGTGACCAACCATCGCTGTTCGAACCGGCCCGTGTTCACGCCCGCAAAGGTGACCCGTACACCAGCGACCAGGCGTTGAAAGCCATCGCCAAGGACTCGACACTGATGTACTGGATCTGGACCGTGGCTTCGTCTTTCCGCCGACTCGAACAGCCGTTCAACGACACTCAACTGACACTGTGGATCGAGAACTGCACCGGCAAGCGACAGCAACGCAATGTCATCGCTCGCTCGCGCGGGATGCTCGAAGACGCGGGGATGCTGCGCCAAGTTGGCGTCGGCGTCTACGAAGGCCGGGAGCTCATGCACTACGAGATCGATCCCAGCAACCCCAAGGAGAGCCATGGGTGATCGACCTGAGCCACTCGCCAAGGTCGTCACCTACGGCGGCGAGCTCGTACCTGGCTCGACCAGGATGCGGTACGTGCAGCACTGGCAGCTGATCTTCCGGGGCAGGTTCGTCGCCGACACCAGCACTCAATTTGACAAGGCCGTCTTCGAGGAGATGGTCGAGATCATCAACAGGAAGGAATCCAATGGCTGACCAGACCACCTGGACTGTCCCATTCATCACCGAGACCACCGAGCTGTGGAAGGTCAAGGCCAAGAACCGCATCGAGGCCGCCGCCCTGGCGATGCAGCGACGGTCGGCAGGCCAGACACCGGACCACGTTCACCAGACCCGCTTCGTCGTTGGTACGGTCGCCCAGGCCGTACCCGACCCCGACACGCCCGTCGCTCCCACGGAGCTCGACGAGGCATGAGTCGAGCGGGCGACGGTAGAGAGCTGGTTCCTTTCGGCGTCGCCCGCCGAGCCGGCGAAGCCCGGGCTGACGAGGATGTTCGACAAGCCATCCTCGTCGCCCGGGCCCAGCTGCCTCACCTTCCCGAGTACGTCACGCTGGTGTCGGACTCCAACGGTCGCCACATCAACCTCCCCGAACGAGCCAGAGCTGAGGGGATGCTCGGCTGGATCGAGCAGCACTACGTCAAACACCACCCCACCCCCTTCGACTTGACTACCTCTATGACCACCCCTGAAAGGAAGTCAGATGGCTCCTAGCCTCACCGTTACTCCGCTCTCACAGCTCGACCGCACCGCACCCGAGGCCGGTCGGATCAAGCTCGGTCACAAGACCACTGCAGCCTCTGGTAAGACCGTCCAGGCGTCGCTGCACAAGTTCCGCTTCACCAGTCCGCAGAAGAACCTCCTCGATCAGCTGGCGGCAATCTACGGGGGTCTCGTCAAGCCCTGGCACGACGACCTTGCCAATCCTCGCGACCAGTTCGAGCTGTACTCCGAGACGGACTCGATCAAGGTGCTCGTCATTCCCGGCGCGATCAGCCAGTGGTACGAACTGTGGAGCAAGGGTGGCAACGAGCGCCGCTGCGACGGCGAGGAATGCACCACCAGCCGGCGTGGTCCGAACGGACCTGAGCTCACCGTGGTCCCGTGCATCTGCAACGCCGAAGAGCAGCTGGCCTGCAAGCGCACGACCCGGATCCAGTTCGCCCTGCCGGAGATCAGCTTCGCCGGTGTGTGGCGACTGGAGACCAAGGGCAAAGCCGCCAGCCGGGAGTTGCCCGCCATGTTCGATCTGATCAGCGCAGTGACCGTGCGAGGCCGCCTCGTCGAGGCCCGGCTGATCATCTCCGAACGCACCGAGATGCGCAACGGCAAGCGCCAGAACTACGTCGTGCCGCAGCTGGTCATGGACAACACCCTGACCGAGCTCGGCGGCGGGGCCAGCACGCTCGCCATCGGGCCGGGAGAACCAGCCGCTCCGACCATGGAACTCGGAACCGGCCTCGAGCTCCCCGACGATGGAATCGAGGAAGCAGAGGTTCTCACACCGGAGATGGTGGACACCGAACAGCGCCTGGCAGCCGACGCCGTCAACTTCGGTTTCGACCCTCGGCACTACATCGCCTGTGTGCGGGCCCAGGTCAATGGTGACTACGAGCGGATGCGTGCGTGCAGCGACAAGGTCAGGGGTGGTACGCTCGTTCCGCTCGCCATTTCGCAAGGAAAGATCCAGTGGGAGGTGGCAGCCTCGTGAGGTATCGACTGAGACAGTGGATGCTGCGTCACCATCTCTTCGTGATCTGGGATTGCACCTGTTGCCATCGCACGATCCGCACCCTCGGCGAGAGCCGCCACACCAGCACGGTCTGGTGCTGGCACAAGAAGTCGCCCTGGCGCAACTACGCACCGACCAAGATGAAGGAGCGAGGCCCCCTATGGCCAGGTACTCAATCGATGTCAACACCGCCAGCATCACAGTGACGATGACGCCCCGCGAGGCGTATGAACTGATCCACGGCCAGCCCTACGGCGAGGTCATCTTGAACCTCCCGGTCTGGCTACAGACATTGGAGACCCACCTGAAGGAGAACCACGAGCACTTCGGCAGGCGGTGCCCTGGCTCCGGTCAGCCCGGCGTACCCAATGGTGCGCTGCTGCACTGCCCCGTGTGCAGCCGGTTGATCGGTGTGTGCCCACCGGTAGTGCTGCCCGAGCACGACAAACCGGCGTTCGAGACCGAACGGCCCGTGTTGTGAAGCAGCTGGCCCGACTCCCCGAGACCATGCCGGTCATCGGCCCGCCGGCGCCTCGCCGTCGCCCGTCCGAGCGCCAGTACAAGGGCATCTCGGTCAGGCTGACCAACGCCACGCGCGCCAAGCTGGAGGACATGGCCGCCACCACCGGCCTCAGCCTGAACCGCCTCGTCAACGAGGCCGTCGAGCGCTACCTCGTGGATACCTGGCAATGACCGAACAACTCAGCTTCTTCGTCTCCGGCCTTCCCGTACCGCAGGGATCGATGAAGGCCATCACCATCAAGAACCAGAAGCACACCCAGCTGATTGCCACCAACGATGGTGCGTTGAAGGCGTGGCGCAAGCGTGTGGTCGATGTCGCCGAGCTCGCCATCGCCGCGACCGGCTGGCCGCTCGACTGTGCTCTTCCCGTCAAGGTCGCCTGCAGGTTCTTGCTGCCGATGCCGGAGTCGAGGCTCAAGGCAATCCGAACCCAGGGCATCGACTTCGCCCGGTATCCCCCTGATCTCGACAAGCTGATGCGCGCCATCGGTGATGCACTGACCGACGCTGACGTGGTGATCGATGACTCCCGCATCGTCAGCCTCGGCCTCAGTAAGTACGAGGTGCTCGAGGACGAGCTGTGCGGTGTCGAGGTCGTCGTCGCCCCGGTCGATGACGACGACGTCGGTCGAATGCTCGCGGTGCTCCAGCGCCGCCGAACCACTCCCACTCTCAGGAGATAACCATGGTAGAGACCATCGAGGTCACCGAAGTCCAGCGAGTGCTCAACGGGGCAGCGCGCCGCCGTCCACGCCACATTGCCAGCAGCTACGTCGTGTCGTTCGCACGACCGATTCACCCGGATCCGGACATCTCATGCGAGATCACACTCAGCACGGGCGCCGTGATCTACGTGGCTGACACACCGGCACAGGTCCGGCTGCTGCTCAATTCTTGAAGCGCAGCTGCAGCGCGAACATCACGGTTGCGTAGGCGCAGCACAGCGTCGCGGTGAACACCAGCAACCGGCGCAAGGTCATCTCAACAGCAGCTCGCCCAACGACTTCGAGTTCACGTCGATGTGGGCGAAGATGAAGATGATCAGCGCGATGATCGCCAGCACGATCAGCACGATGTGCAGCGTGGTCTGCCCGCGATCAGCGGGCGGCGGGATGTCGACGGCGGGCCCCTTGGGCGGCAGCAATCCCTTCAACTCATCCGGTACCGGCGTGACGCGGCGGACCTGGAAGATGATGACGGTGATGACGGCAAGGGCCCCGGTCACGAACTGCGTGACCCAATCGGGAACGCCGGCGACATCCTTGATCTGCTGAGCCACGACGGTCAGCACTGCTGCGATCGCTGTGAGCCAGGCCAGCGCCGAGGTGGCCACCACCTTGATGCGAGTCATGAGATCGGACAGGTTCATCGATACCTCACTTCACCAATGGGGCAGCGCCCCAGTCGGACTTGGCCCATGGCCGACCGTCACTGTGGACAGAGGCCGGGAGCCGGTCATTCTCGTAGAACAGGGCGACACTGACGTGCTCACCGAAGTGGTACTCCTTGGCCCCACCAGCGCGCTGGTCAGCGAGCATCTTCATGGCCTGCGGATCGTTGCCATCGATCCAGTAGACCTTCCAGAACTTGTTCGACTCCAGGTCGGACTGTGCCGGATCGACGTAGCCGAGGAACGTGGTCGGCGGCTGCGTGTTGTCGAGGGTCATCACTGCAAGTTCCATGTCAACTCCTGGCTGAGGTGGTGGTGGCGGCGGCCCGGGGAACGTCCACGGGTGCAACGGCGCCATTGTGGCAGCCACGTACTCGCTGCGAGCGTGAGGCAGCTCGAGGGGCTGGGCGTGCCATGGCTCGTTGTTCACGTCGTGGAACTCGATGAGGCCGAACAGGTGGCCGGAGTCGCGCAGGATGGTCAGATCACCAACCATGTCGGCAGCGACTGCACCCTGGGGGGTGGCGTCGTCCTCGTGGTACGAGCGGCCTGGCGGAGCAGCTGAGGCCACACCGGGGTTCTTCGTCCAGCGCTTGCCATCCCACAGGATCGAGCCATTCGGGTCTTCGTGGTAGCGGGACAGGAACAGCTGAGTCTGGCCGGCTGTCGAGCGCCCGCCGCCGCCGAGGCCGATGCGGCCCTCGCCGAAGATCATCAGCGCCTCGATGCGTCGAGCGAACTCCGGTGCAAACATCTTCCAATCGGCACGGGCCTTGACCTTGCTCATCGGGACTGGAGCTCCGGGCCCACCCGTCGAGCTGTATCCGTTGGGATAGAGCACTTCGGTCACGGCGTCACCCTATTCCACGGCCGGATGTTCGTCCGTGATGTCATCTTTGGCAGGCAGGGCCGGGTCGAGAAAGATGTACCTGCCCATGGCATCGACCATGTTGGCGACGATCTTGTTGTTCGACTCGATCTCCACCGACAGGTGATCGATCCGCGAGGCGTTGCGATTGTGCTGTTCCTCGTTGAGCTCAGCAAGGTCGCGCACTTCCTTACGTAGCCCGTCGAGCTGCGGTGTGATGACGTGACCGATCAGATGCTCGGCGCGCTTGTTCCAGTTGCGCGTGATCGGTTCGCTGACCAGCCGGGTGAACACCCACAGGAAGGTGCGTCGGATCGGCGAGCGTGGATGCCAGATGACCTTCGTCCACAGCACTCCGATCGCCGCACAGACCGCTGCGATCAGCACGATCGCACCACCCCAGTTGTCGAGCCAGCCGGGCACAGCCTGCTGCACGTCGTCGCCGAGGAACAGAGTGATCATCAGTGCGCCTTGATCTGGAAGTTCACCACTCCGACTGCCGGAGTGACGTCGAGTGCAGTGTTGGCGAAGCCACCGTTGCCCGATGCCGTCACACCGAGGGCAGGAAGGTTGACGTCGTGAGTGTGGCCGACGCTGTTGCCCTGTGAGTTGACGTTGAATGCGTGCTGGTGCAATGCATTGGGCGGTCCGGTCACCGAGTTGAGGGCGTAGGCCGCGCCACCTACGGTTAGGTTGGCGCTGCCGAGATCGCCGGTGCCATTGACGATGAACGCTGTGGTACCAGCATTCGGCGGGGCCTGGTGGGCGTGTGTCGGGCCGTCGTTGCCAGTGGATCCGTTGACGTTGTGGATGTGGCCCACCGACTCACCCGTCGAGGTCACGTTCGGGTGGTCGTGATTGATGTCATGCGTGTGGAGCGGCAGATTGCCACTGGCGATGACCTTGCTCATCGCCCCAGCCGAACCACCGAGTGCGAACACTGCGGCGGCATCATCGTAGACCAGGCATCGGCCTCGCCAGTCGGGCATGACCATCGTGCTACCCGACTTCCACGAGGCGGGGATGCGGTTCCACAACGCCGGATAGAGCGATTGTGCGTTGACCACCGACGACCCGTCGATGAGGAAGTATCCGGTGTCGGCAGTGGCCCCGAGCGTGGCGTGGACGGTGCCTGCCGGGACGAGCAGGTTGAGCACTTCGGTAGCGAGGCCGGCCAGGGTCAGCGCGGTGTAACCCGGGACCGAGGCCCCGGCCACCAGCGGCAGATTGGTCTTGCCCGCCACCGCGATCTCGGCATAGGCGAACGCTGCTGAACGGTAGGAGATCGAGCCAGTCGTGGCCGCCGCCGCCGCATACGCCAGCGCCTGTTCGAGGGAGAAGGCATCGATGACGTGCTCGACGGGCGCGCCGTTGGAGTGGCCGACCGCTGCTGTGCCGTCGTAGCCACGATCGGAGACGGTGAAGACATTGCCGCTACGGCTGGTGCAGAGGATCTTCTCCTCGGTCGGCAGGGCCCGGTCGATGCAGATGACGAACTTGCCGGCGCTGCCGTCCGGGTAGGTCGATCCGTCAGCGACGGTGATCGTCAGCGCGACGTTGGAGATCGCGCCGACCTCGGTCGTCGCCACCGTCCCGCCGCTCATGTCCTTGCGAATCCATTCGTTGGCCATCGATCCTCCTATGTCGCCGCGACGAGCTGCACGAGCAGGATGCCCTGCGGGCCGTCGCCGCTCTTGTCCCAGTTCTTCGGGTGCCACTCGAACTTGTCGAGCCGCACGTTGTAGACACGCTCGTTGATGCGCAGCAACGTCAGTCGTTTGCTGGCGTGCAAGGTCTCGGCCCAGATGTGCATGTCGGGGATGTTGAACGAGCGCTGCACACCCTCACCGATGCCGACCGTGTATCCCTCGTTGACCATCAGCGGCAGGATCCACTGCAGCACTTCCGGTGCCACGGGGTACGAGCGCATCCTCCAGTGCTTGAAGATCGGCGACGAGGAGCCCGGCCCGAGCAGGGTAATGGTCACCTCGGCCGACACCACCTGGGCCCCTTGAAGATCGATGTGCAGACTCTGACTGTCCACAGTGGCCTGCGTGGCCGAGCCCACCAGAACCCCGGCTTGGTCATGTACCTCACCCTTGACGGTCTGGCCGGCGAGCAACGGCAGGAACGCCAGATCGAGGGCGAGGAGCGCCTTGTTCTCCACCGTGCCGAAGAACACCTGACCGGAGTCCAGGGAACCCTGGCCTTCGTAGGTCGTTTGTTCGGCGTAGGCCCCCGACGTGGCGACACAGAAGGCCGTCTTGCCACCGAGACGAGCAACGCCGGTCACGGTCCCGACGAACCCAGAGGTCGAGACGTCATTGGAGTAGGCGGGCTGCAGCGGAGCCACTTCCTCGGTGACATCGAGGCGCATCACTCCGCTACGCGTGCCGTTGACCATCGAGCTCCACCCGGCGAAGACGTACTTGCCGTCCGCGCAGGCGGCGCGCACGTCGCCCACGTCGGTGATCAGCGGGCCATAGGTCAGCGTGCCGTCACCGGAGACCTGGGCGAAGCGCAGTCCCGAGCTCGTACACAACACGCACTCACCTGCGTAGCTCAGCCCGAAGCGCAGCTGCTCTCCCAGTGGCAGCGGTGCAACCTCCTGGCTCTGCACCAGCACCCCGGCCGAGTCCGTCGTCAGCGTGTGCAGCTCGCTCTTGGTCCCAGCAAACCCTCCGGCGTAGATCCTCGAGCCGATGGCGAAGATGGTCGTCCATCGGAAGTTGGCCTGGAAGTGGGTCTTGATCGTCGTCAACGTGCCCGTGCTGCTCACCTCACGCAGCAGATTGCCGACGCCGATCAGCAGGTGACCGGAGACGAAGGCGACGTTGTCCACGTTGGCTGCGACCGGGGTGCCGAACGGGACATCGACCGTGCCGGTGCCCTGGTACCTCGTCAGCTTGGTCGAGGTCGCCACGTACAGATCGGAGCCGTCCGTGCCGAGCGCCTGAATCGTGCCACCCGGCGCGGTCATCGCCGTCCAGGTGATCAGGTCACTAGTCCGGTACAGGTTGGTGCCGGCGCCCATGAACACGTAGATGCCCGACGAGATCATCACTGGGGCGGCGGCTGCGTCGGCCTGCTTGAGCGTGGTCGCGTGCACCAGCGTCATCTCGTTCTTGGTCGTCCAGACCATCCGGTCACTCTGCCGGAAGCGGAAGTTATCGGTCGTGTCATCGATGTCGCTCTGGCTCTGTCCGGCGCCGTGGTGCCACGTGTACTTGTACCGGGCCCATGCGCCCTTGGCGTTGAACAGTGTGTCGTTCGGCTGATCGTTGGGTGCCAGCGAGTCGCGGAACGTGTCCATCGGTCCTGACTGCCAGCCACCGGCGCCGCCCGCACCAGTGAGATCGACGGGGAAGCAGTACCCGTCGAGCGTCACCGTCTCGGGGCACCACTTGCCCGCGTCGGGTCCGGTCTCGCTGCCCTCGATGTCGGCAACGCCGCCGCCGAGGTACCACGGATAGGCCGGATGCAGGGTAGGTGTCGTCATCAGCTCATCCGGATTGGGTACAGGGTGCGCAGCCGGCTCATCTCGTCGGCCTTGCGCCGTGTGTACCGAGCCAGGCGCAGCTGGCTGAGCGAGACCATCGAACCGAGCGGAGTTTCCTCCGCACGTCGTGGCTCGTCTTGCGCACCACGGCCCGTGCGGGTGTCGTCGTCGTTCATCACCAGCCGGATACGTGTGCCGAGCTCGAGGACGTCGAGCATCGACACCGACAGGTGTACGTCATCGACGAGGTCGGACGCTGCAGTGAGGCCATCAGTCGAGAAGGGATGTGCAACCTTGACGTAGACCTGGCCGGAGCGGATCGGCTCCAGGAACCGCAGCAGCATCCCTGACGTCGGCGCGCCGTCGAAGCCGACCGCATCGCCTCGGATCAGCTTGCTCTTGACCCGGGGCCACACGCTCTCGGTCGTCTGCAGTTCCGACTGCATCACGTCGATCACTCCGTAGATGTCCGACCAGCTCGACAGCAGCTCCAGCGTCTGTGCCGCTGCAGCCACCGTGAAGGTGTCACTGTCCATCCAGTACAGGTCACGGCCCCACGAGTCGATCTCGGTGAGCATCGCATCGAACACATCCATCAGCGGGAACCTGGGCGCGATGTCGATGATGGTGCCCGCTCCATGACCGGCAGGCTCGGAGTCGGCGGCACCGCGCATCACCGTCACGGTGTTGGTGCCGGTGTCTGCCGAGACCACCCGCATCAGCTCGAGCTCGATGCCGAGGATCGCACCGGTGACGACGGCAGGTGGCATCTGCGTACCGAACTGGAACGTGGTGACGCTGTCGTCGATGACGCCGAGCAGTGTGTTCTGCTCCATGCGGTGATTGCTGCCGAGCTGGCGGCGAATGCGCTTGGCGGTGGTGAGTGCATTGGTACGAGCCATCGCCTGATCCTTTCACTGTGGCTGGCTGCCGAGGCAGGAGGCCGCCCCGACAGCCAGCGCTTATGTGGTGAAGCCTTGGATCAGACGAGGTCACCCGGCAGTGCCGAGTTGACGTTCAGGCCGGTCCAGATGCCCATGTGGGCCTGGCCCTTCACCTGGAAGCCGAACTCCGTCACCATCAGGTACTTGTCCGTGTCGTCGGTCTTGGCCAGCTGTTGGGTGATCATCGGCTGGAGGACTCGACGGCTGAAGCCCGAACGCTTGACAGCGAAGGCATCGGTCGCCTTCACCCACCGGTTGCGGCACAGGTCAACCGTGCCGAACTCGGTATTGACCGACAGGGCGCGCTTGCGGCCACGCTGCGGGTCGTCCACCGAGACCGACTGGATGCGCTCCGAGCCGAGGGTGTTGTTCAGGGCGTCGAACGCGGCCGGCTGGGCCATGATGAACAGGTCCGAGGGATCGCCACCAGCGTTGAAGATGCGCTGCTGCATGTCCTGGATCGTGTCCACCGTCAGCCACAGGTCGCCCGAGTTGGTGTTCGTCGTGACGAAGTCCTTGAGGCCACCGGTCTGACGACGGAAGTTCGTCGCGTGCTGGAACTTGTGGCCGTACATGGCCGCCTGCTCCAGGCCGACACCCGTCGTGTGAATGGCGTTGGCCATCTGGCGAGCGAGCTCGGACGGGACGCCGTACTTCTTGATCGACTGCTCGGTGCGAGACATTTGCACGGTCGTCGAGAAGATCTGGGCGTAGTTCGAGAACTTGTCCCGGCCCTTGAAGTTCGCAGCACCGACCGCACCTTCAATGAGCAGCGAGCCCATGCCGATGACTTCGGAGCCGATCACGTGAGCGACGGCAGTCGTGTTCGTCTCCGTCGCTGAACCACGGGTGACCGTCAGAACTTCGGTCGTGGTGTTCAGGTCGGTGACGATCATGATTTCGTCGTCGATGCGGATCTGGTCGCCGACACGGAACTTCACCGCGCCGGCAGTGCCGACCGTGAGCGTCGTGGCAACGCCGTCCGGGATGGCCACGGCGAGGGTGTCGCGCGGCAGCGGGACGTCCTCCTCGAGCCAGTAGAAGATGACATCGCCGGTGGGCGAGCTCGACAGCAGCGGCACGCCGTCGCTGTCGATGCCGTGGACGAGAGGCATCGATGCGGGCGACAAGATGTAGATCATCGTGTCGATGTCGATCGGCGTCTCGGTCGTGAGGTTGTACGAATATGCCGCTGGGCCCTTGAGTTCCTCAGCCATTGCTGTCTCCAGTCATTTGTGTCAGGTCGACTTGTCCACTCCGAACGGAGCGGATCTTGCCGTCGATCTCGGCACGACGCTCGACGTACTGACGGTGACGGATGGTCTGGCCGTCATGGTCCAGGATGGGCATCTTGATCCCGCCTGGGCGCTCGTCGTAGAGAATCGCTCCGTCGATCGACGAAGGTGTGCTGGGCGTCGCGACCCAGTTCTGGGTCCGCGACATCGTCGCTGCGGGCGACAACTGGATTCCCTTGTTCCTCAACCTGCATCCGTAGTGCTCTTGGCACCCGGTGATGTGACAGATGGTCATCGATCAGTGGCCTTGGATGCCACCCTCGAACTCACGGTCTGCTTCCCGGCCGGCCGCCAGATGGGCGTCGTGGTCGTATCGCAGTCGGGGATCTCGCTCGACCAGGCCCTTGGTCAGTACCTTGGCGACGGCGTCACGTTGGGCGATTGCCTCGTCCACTCCGGCACGCCGGTCCTTCTGGTACTGCTCCAATGCCGAGTCGATCGGGTGCGCTCCCTGCAGGCCCTGGCCGGCTGGCTGTCCGCCACCGCCCAGCTTCTCCTGCAGAGCCTGACGCTCCCTGTTCTCGGCCTCGAGCCTGTTCAATGCGTCGATCTCCTCTTGTGACTTCTGCGGCTCTGGCGGCGTTGCCGGATCCTTGGGTGCTTCGAGAGCTCCCAGTCGGATCGCTTTCGCCTTCAGTGCTTCGATGTCCTGTCCATCCCAGGTGTCGAACAGCATTCCTCCGACCTCGGTGAGCGGACTGATCCCGGCCTCCATGAACGCCACCTTCTTTTCGAGGATGAGGTTCTTCTTGGTCGCTTCTCGGCCTGCGTCAGCAGCGGCTCGAAGGGCGGCGATGCCTTCCTTCTCGTGCTCCTGTTCCTGGTCGTCGTCGTTCTGGTAGTTGGACATTGGGTCTCCTTGTGGGTGCCATGCGCCTTGCCTGCACACTCGGTCGGCGAGCCGAGCGGACTGTTCCCTGGAGAGCGGCCACGTCGTAGCTCCACTCGACGGGGGCCCTGATGAGCTCACCCCGTTGGCGGACAAGGTAGCACCGCCTGCGGGGTGATTCGCGTATTAGGTCTTGGCGACTCCGGCCCCGGTCAGTCCTCGGTTGGTGCGCAGAGCGCCACCCGACACTGCAGCCCGGGCACTGTTGCGCTCGATCTGTCGGCGTTCGAGGGCCTGCTGTGCAGCTCCGTCACCGAAGAACGTCGAGTCGATGCCCTCGCGTTGCGTCGTCAAATCGTCGGCCTCACCGATCGACTCGGTGAAGATGCCGGACTTGTCGAGCTGGTTGAGCTGGCCGAGGTTCTGATAGATCCCGGCCTCGGTCGATGGCGTGCCGGCAATGCGGTCGGCGGTTGCCTGGTCGATCGAGATGCCCATGCGCTGACCCATGCCCGAGGTGTAGGCCGTGCGGCTCATCCGCTCCAGGTTGGCTAGCGTCTTGCTCGGATCGAGGTACACCGCAGCGAGGGCGGCGTCGCCCTGGGCCACGCCGAAGAACTCGTTGAACTTGGCGCGCACCAGCGGGTCAGTGTTCTGCACTCGCTCGTAGGTCTGGCCGAGCCGGTCTTCGACCTCCAGCGCGCTGAGTCCCTGGCCCATCAGCTTCTGCAGGTCGGTGTACTCGTCATACATGAACGTCGGCAGCCCGGCCTGGCGCATCGAGCCGGCCACCGTCTGTTCGTACTCTCGGACCTCGGCCACAGTCGGGACGTGTACCGGCTCACCACTGGCGGCGCGGGTGCGGAGCTCGCCGATGATGCCGTAGCGCGTCTTGAACTGCTGGGTTTGCTCCAGGTTGATGAGGATGGTGTTCTGATCATCCACTCCACTGGTGATCTGATCCCACAACCAGCCACCCGGCGTGCCGTCCGGGCCGATGGTGAACAGCCCACCGAGATCCATCGAGGTCAGGTAGTTCTGAATGTTGGTGAACGTGTTCATGTTGTCTTGCGGCGTCGGTTGATCAGCCATGTCAGCCTCCCTCGAAGGTGTTCTGGATCAACCGGAACGTTGCTGCTGCACCACGCACGGCCCCAGTGGTCTTGGCGAATGCCGGGTCTTTGCGAGCGTTGCGGGTGACCTCGGTGAGCGTCGCTGCACGGGGCTGGCCGTTGGCATCGGGCACCGTCACCATGTTGCGCCACTTGGAGTCCATCAGATCGACCTCGTTCGGGTTCATCTCGAGCTCGTTGGCGATGCGATCACGCGCCGGCATGAGCATGTCACGCATCGTCTGCCCAGCATTCAACTGCTGCGCTGCCCATCCGAACTCACCGATCGCCTGCTGCTGGAAGATCGCCTGCACGGCGGCCGGGTCCATCTCGCCACTGGTGATCCGCATCGCCCACTCCCGCGCCGTGTCATCGCTGACGCTCAGCAGTTGGGACCCGGCCATCTTCTTGATGTCATCGACGGTCGCCGTCACGATGCCAGGGTCAGTCACCTTGGTCGGGTCACCGACCAGCCAGTCATCGACCTGATCACTCGACCAGCCGTCGCGCACTGCAACCGTGGCGACGTAGGTGAGCTCGTCGTCGGTCATCGGCCGTCCGACCGTCGCCGCCCGGTTCTTGATCGCCGCCTTGGCTGATGCGATCTGCTCGGGCGTCGGAGCAGCTGAGCCGCCCCCACCGCCACCACCACCCCGGCCTCGACCGCCGCCGCCGCCCTGGATCTGCTTGTTCAGGTCGGCCATCACCTGATCGAAGTCATGGTGCTGGGCACGAATCTTGTTGAAGAGCGTATTCTGATCCATCACGCCGATGTAGGCGTTCCACATCAGCGCCTTGACCGGCGCGCCGTAGTGGTTGATCAGTCCCGACAGCTGTGGATCACTGGCAACAGAGTTCTCGAAGGCGATGTAGTCACCGATGTTGTCGGATGTGCCACGCAGCAGGCCCGGGTAACGGGTCTCGTTGATGAACTTGGACGCCCGCGCTGCTTCGGGATCGTTGACGATCGGCTTCTGTGGGGCGATGACCCTGCTGGCCGGTGTCTTCTTTGCTGGCGGTGGCTTTTGGCCGGGAGGCATGGCGTGCTCCTACAGCTTGCTCAGGGCGAACGAGGTCTTGAAGAGGTTGTTCTTGCGCTCCTCGACCGTCATCGGTCGATCGTTAGCCAGGATGGCCTGGACGTCGTTCTCGGTGTAGCCCTGCTCATTGGGCAGGGCGTGATCGATCCCGGCATTGTCGGCGCCGGCGACGTACCCAGCGCGTTGCTTGACCAGTGTCTTCAGCTGGGCGTCGAGGTAGGCGGCCTCATCGTCGGTGAGGTTGCGGCCCAGCACGGACTGGCCGTAGTCGTTGGCGACGACCCTCGAGTACCTGGGATCGAACTGGCTCAGCTGGCGCAGCCGTGCCTGGCGAGTGGTCTCGCGGTAGGTCTTCGACCGCTCACCGAGCATCTGGGTCACCGGCACCTTGTTGGCAATCGAGTCCTGCAGCAGCTGCTTCCACGCCAGCATCGTGTTGTTGTCGTAGGCGTAGCCCTCTTTGTAGAAGCCGCCATTGTCGAGCTGGTCAAAGTACCCGGCTGACGCCAGCTTCAACTGCATCGAGCTCACCTGCTTGGGCGTCAGCGTGTAGAGGTAGTTGATCGCATCGAGTGGTGACAGCACCTGCTGGTTCTGCGTGCGAGTCGTGTGGCGATTCATCTCCACCGGGAAGAACCCGTCGGGATTGGTCTTCTGCTGCTCAGCCTCGGCGCCGACGAGCTGCTCCATGTCGTACATGCCGCCCTGCACCAGCCGGACCATGTCCTCGACGGGGAAGGTGGCCTGCCCGCCCGGCTGTGCCGAGGCGTCGATGTTGAACTCCCCGGTCTTAGGGTCCACGACGAGCGATGACGGATCGGCGGGTGCGACAGCACCGGTCTCGGTGTCCACCGCATTGACGGTCGGGCCCGGGGCGATGCCGGCCTGGCCCACCTTGAAGGCCGGGACCGTACCGCCACTCTCATCGAACATCTTCTGCAGGCGCTTGGTCTCACCGGTCATGTACTTGGTGGTATCGACGGTCGGATTGTTGACGTAGGCCGTGCCACCCTTGCTCGTCTTGGTGCCCTGCAGGTGCTTGCCATTCATCGCATCGAGGTACGGACGCAGGTCGAGCTGGGCGACGACGGGCTGGCTGAGCATCTGGATCGGCAGGGCCTCGACGATCATCCGGGTCAGCGTCGCCGTCTCGTAGTCGGTGTAGTTCGGGTTCTTGCTGCCCTTCTTCCCAGCAGCATCGGCGAGGCGCTCACGGATCGTCGCAGCGGCCTGCTTCTTCAGTTCAGCCATCTGTGCTTCGGTGATCTGGCCAGGCATTTGCTGGTTACTGACCAGTCGCTCGAGCTCGGGTGAAGGGACAACCGCTGCCTGCAGGTCACCAGGCGTGAACACATCGGTCGAATCGAAGGACTGGTCGCTCATCCGAGACTCGCTTCCGGCTTGAGGATGGAGACCCAGAACGCTGAGATCTCCGGGTGGGACTGCACTAGCTGGGTCATGTAGCTCTCGTACATCGTCTTGAGGTTGTCCACTGCGATGCGCCCTGCGGCGGTGTGATCATTTTGCAGCACGCCGAGGCGCACGGAGTACCTATCGAACGCGTGCATCGCCAGCCGTGTCCCTTCCAGCTGTGGCGACTGGGGCGCGGCCGGGTCATCCACGACGGTGCGCATCTCCGAGATCACCCCGGCGCGCTTCTCACGCCCGTCGCTCGAGGCCAGCTGTGTGGCGAAGATGGGGTGTGTGATCTTGAAGATGTCGAGCTTGTTGGCCATCTCCGTCTTCAGCCGGTCGGCGGTGGCCTTGTCGTTGCGGTTGACCGCTTCGTCGATGGCCCCGGTGTAGGCATCCTTCATCTTGAAGTACTCCTGCGCACCGATCTTGAACTTCATCGCCGTGAACAGTTCCTCGGGTGTGCGTCGCTGGCGCATCCCGTCTGCGATCTGCTGGTCAAAGGCGTACTGGCTGCGCTCATCACTGAACGAGTCGGGGATCAGCCATGGCGCTGCGTTGGGCATCTCGGAGAAGTAGTCGGCATTGTCCGTCGTGAACTTCAGCGCAGCCTCCGTCGAGGGAATCGGCGCGCCGGTGGTCGAGACATTGCGCGGCACGGTGTAGGCCAGCGGATTGACGATGCCGTCGATGCCCTTCTCCGGATAGAGCTCGAGGAACTTCTGTGTGCCGTTCTCGACACCGAGCGTTCGCACCAGCTGCAGGTACTCAGTGCTCAGGTACTCGGCGGGGTTGCCGACATCGAGGCCGGCCATGTTGGCACTACGCCCACCGGCGACCTCGCTCGGCGCGCCCGGCACGATGAAGCCACCGATCGCCTGCACCATCACCACGATTCGGGCCTGCCGGCGCATCTGATCCATGAAGGCATCGACCTCGCCGGTGGTGGCGTTGTCGCCAGGAGCCTGACCGTGAGCCTCGGCGTAGGCAATGGCCGTCATCATTGCCGATGCATACCGGGTGCTCGACGCTGCGTCACCGGTCACGGCGCTGGCCACGTTGCGAAGCGTGGACGGGATCAGCTGGTTGAGCGCACCCTGCCCAGCGGAGAAATCTCCAAGGACGGCACGCTCGGCCGGGGCGAGCTCGGGGAACAACGATGACACCAGATCCATTGGGATGGTGACCAGTGGGTTGAACGATGGTGCGCCGAACTTGTTATTGAGGCCGGGAAGCATCTGGTCGGTCGGCGTCTGGAACATGATCCCCATGTTGCGCAGTTGAGCCATGCCAGGGATGCGACCGATGACATCGAACAGCAGGCCGCTGCCGGGATAGACGAACCAGTCACGGCCGTTCTCGTCGGTTCGGACAATGCCCGCCTGCTTGATCCCCATGTAGGCCAGCTGCGCCTTGCGGACCATCGACGGACCTTCGTCCATCAGGCCCCGGGCCCAGCGCTTCATGAAGTTCTCCTCGGCGTACCAGAAGGGGATGTACCCCTTGGCGTGGTCGGCGAACTGTGTCTTGAACTCGTGGCTGTCGATGAACGGCAGAGCGTCGGTCACTGCAGCGGTCGCAGCAATCTCGCCGGCGGCCTCACGTTGGAAGGCCAGGTTGGTGCGAGCAGCGATGAGCTTCTCCCAGCCGTCCTTCTGCGAATCGACGTAGCGCAGGAACGCACTGTCGCGCATTGCCTCTCCACCGATCTCTGACTGCAGGGCCCGGACCAGCGCGTCCTGGGAGCGCAGTGCGCCCTGGGGCAGGAGCGCCTCGGCGGCGTCCACCACCGTGGCCATGTCCACCTTGTCGGAGAACATCGAGGCCAGCCGTGTGTGGCCGATGCCCTTCAACTGGTTGGCGGCGTTCTGCACCGTGGTCGCCCGCAGGCTCCGATCGCGCGACGTCAGCCTCACTGTGCTATCGAGCAGATCCTCGAGCTCGCTAGGTGACGAGCCACGCAGGTACGACAGTGCGTGATCGGTTGACCAGTTGAGGGCATTCTCGTCGCCTTGGTAGTGGATGACGTCCTTGACGTAGCGGGCCACGTTCTCAGCGGTCACTCCGTCATCGAAGCGCAGCGCGAAGTCACCAGCCAGCTTGGCGATCTGCTCGGTGAGGTCGGGATCGAGCGTGAACTTCAGCGAGTTCTTGGCGTTGATGTAGCGGTTGGCGAAGTGGTGGAAGGCCATCGGCCGGCGCACGATCGCATCGATCGATGGACCGACGACCCGGTCGAAGCCGAAGTTGACGAACGCCTGGAAGTTGCCGACCTTGGTCTCCTTGGCCACCTCGTAGATCGCATGGCTCGGTAGATCGTCAGGATGGACACGCTTCACGTCGAGCGGCGTCGAGCGCGGCATGGTCACCAGATCGAAACTCTGTACCCGGCGTCCCGGCAGGGAGAACTGCGATGCCTCTTCCTTGCGGCGCAACCGGCTGAACCCGTACTCCTCGGCCCATGCGTCACGGAAGGCGTTGCTGACGCCCTCCCACATCACATCGCCGGTCGGCTGCCCGGCCTCGGCCTCGTCGTAGGTCGAAGCGGTGTACTTCGTGTCGCCGTAGTGGATGGCCTGACCCTGGTCATCGACAAGCCGGTTCATCTCGCTCAGGCCGAGCTCCTCACCAGGCTGGACAGGCGTCGGCTTACCGTTGTTCCATCGGTGGGCCAATGCCTCGGTGTTGCCCTCTTCGTCGGCGATGCGCTCTTTGAAGGTGACCTTGGATTGACGCCCTCGACGAATCACGTCATTGAAGCGAGACACCGAATCGTCTGCCATATCGATGATCGGATCCTTGAGTGAGTCACCCACCGGAGCCAGGCGGTGCTCCAACACCGGCCGGTCACCGAACCACAGGCGGGCTTCGCCGCCTTCCCTGGTGCTCTTGTCAGCGAACAGGTACGAGTGGCGCTTGCCGCTAGTAATCGCCCGGTCCTCGCGCATCACCAATGGCATCGTCCGTGCGTCGTCGGCCACGCCGGCCAGGCGGGCGTCGATCAGCGAGAGCTCGTTGGCCAGGCGGTAGTCGGCCACCAGTGCGGCAGGCTCACCGAACTGGATGCCCTCCGCGCCGAGCAGCCTCGACACGAGGCGCCGGTTCTGGATGATGATCTCTGGGTTGGCGGCAGCATTGAGGATGTCGCTGAGCGTCGGCGCGCCGACCTCGGACTGCGGGAAGACCGGCACGGTGTAGAGGTTGACACTGGCGTTGTGCATCCCGGCGTCGATGAACTGACCCTGCTCGTCGAGCTGCAGCCCACGCAACGACGAGACCACGCCCGAGTCGTGGTAGTGCGGGTCCATGTAGTGGCCGTAGAGCTGGCTCAGCTGGTCACCCTTGGCGGCGTTGAGGTCGTCGTACAGGAACGTGTGTGCGCCGACATCGCCGGCGCCACCGGTCACCCGGTGCTGGAGGTTCAGTGCCAGGTCGAATCCGCCCCATCGCGCCACCTCTTCGGAAGGGATATCGACGTACAACACCTTGCCGCCAGGCCCGTCCATGTTGGAGAACGACTCGGCAAAGCTGCGGTCGCGTGAGAAGTATCGACCCTGGTACTGCCGTGCCTCCTCAGCTGCTGCTGCCTTGTCGCTGGCCAGCGCAGGAGCGCGGGGCTCGGTGACATTGGGGTTCTCACCCCGGTACATGCGGGTTCTACCCTCTGGTACTGGTGGCTCGGGCTTGCCCGGCGTCAGCCGGCGAACCGTCGCTCGATTGGGATGGCTGTCGAGCCAGGCTTCAGCGCCCTCACTGGTGGTCCGTGCAGCGCGGGCCTGAGCGCCTTCAGTACCAGCTGCTGCCTGCTTCCAGATGCGATAGGGCGACTTGACCGGCCCGGCCATCATGTTGCCCTCGAGCAGCTGCACTGCGAAGCCACGGCTCACCGGGTCGAGGCCGTCGAGATACTTGAGCGATGGTGCGACGACCTTGTCGAGCTCTTCGATCAGATCATCGAACTGCATCTGTGCGGCCATGAAGCTGGCCGGTGCGGGGAAGTCACGGACTCGCAGTGCGGCCTTGCCTTCTTTCAGGGCATCGACCACATCCTGGTAGCCCGGCGTGGTCAGCTTCTTGAGGTCTTGCTCCAGCGACACCGCGATCCGGACGTGACCCTTGGCGTGCAGGTCGCGGATCATCGCGTTCCAATGCTCGCGGTTGAAGTCGCCCATCAGCTCGCTGGCGATGAGCCGGGCCTGCAGCTGGTGTGGATTGCGCGAGTCCCAGCCGGTCAGCTTGTCGAGGAGCGGATACATATCCTCTTCGTTGACGTTGGCCCCGCCCTTGACCCTGCTGGTCACGTTGAGCTGCACCCTGCGATTGGCCGGATCGGCGAGCGGGCGCTCCCATGACTCATGGACGGCGTTCTCGAAGTTCTCGTCACCGTTGGCGAGGGTCGTGCGGACTCCACCCTCGCTCACCATCCGTACCGGACGGGTCTCGCCGGTGTCTGGATCCTCGACGAGCTTCTTGAAGATCTTCGTGCCGTCGAGGCCGGGATCGACCGGGCCCATGTTGACGGCCGACAGGTCACGCATCACCGTGGTCATGTGCTGCTGGCCCCATAGGCGACCGGCTTCGACCAGATCCTCGTTGACGCCGCCGACGAGCATCCGCCGCAGTGAGTGCTCGTTGCCGAGCAGGATGGTCTTCGCCCTGGCCTCGAGGTTGTGCGTCCCGAACACCGACTGGGCGACCATCTGGGCTTCCTTGGACCCGTACGCGAAGTCGGCATGACCTGCGCCCTCGGCCAGGCGTTCCGACAGCCACTTGCTGTAGCGCAGCATCTTGCCCATCACCGGGTCTTCCCAGTTGCCTCTGGCCATGATGCGGGCCAGTGGGCGGATGTGCGCCGGGAGCTTCGAGAAGTTCTGGCGGCTGGCGAGGATCTTCTCCGCTGTCGTCATCGACTCCAGGGCGCCACGGTCGATCATCCCTGCCGTCGCGCTGGCACTGATCGCTGCCTCACGTGTACCGAGGAACCGCGCCCCGGACTCCTGCAGCAGTGAACCGAGACCACCTCGGAGCATGTAGCTGACGAACTCCTCACCTGCGGCCCGAGGAATGAAGCCCAGTCGGAGCAGCACGGCGGGCTTCCAGATCTTGGTCATCATCGGCTCGATGACCGGGAGATCGGCAACGCCCATCAATCGGCCCCAGCCTCCGGTGATCGCCGCCTTGCGTACCTCGAACAGATTGGGCATGACCACCTTGTCGGCCTGCTCGTTGAGGAACAGGCCGGTGTGCATCAGGTGACCGTTGACCATGATCTCGTCGCTGGTGCCGTACATCTTGCGAGCCGCCTCGAGGTACTGCTTGACCATGTTGCTGCCCTCGACGGTGGTGTCAAGGCCGGTGAGGCTGAGCATGTTGCCGATGTAGCCGTGCATGGCGTGGTAGCGCGCAGCCGGCGACGGGCTGTTGAGCATGACATCGGTCCATACCTTGCGGTAGTAGGACGGCATCCCCATGTACCGACCGAGCTCGGCGAACGCCTTGATCTCCGGCGCCGACTCATGACCGACGAGTGCGATCGCCTTTCCCTTGATCGTCATGGTCGATGCCGCAGTGAGGAACTCACCGAGCTTGCCGACGCTCTTGCCGAGCACCGGCAGATGGGTCGAGCGGGCGGTCTGAGCCACTCTGCGACCGAAGACGTAGGCGCCCTCGTGAGGCTGCTCGACGATTCGCCATGGTCGCGACATCAGGCCCTGGGCGTTGACGGCGTCATCGGTCCAGGTCGGGACCATCAGCGCAGTGTCCTCGCCATACTGCATCGCCAGGTGGACGATCTGGGTATTCATCGCCTCCAGATTCGCCAGGTTGCGAGGCATCCCGTTGTCCATGTGGTACTTGATGTCGTCGGCCAGTTTGCTGTAGCTGACACCGCCTTCGCGCTCAGCGGTCTTGGCCGACGTGGTGATCAGGCGCTGCAGCTTGGCTTCCGTGGAGATGTCGGCCATGCCATCCACGAATGCCCGAGCCGTGCCAGAGAAGTGGCGGAACACCATCCGTGGATAGGACTGTGCGACGAGCTGCAAACCCTTGGCGTTCTTGACCGAACCGATGCCTTCCAGCAATGGACGCATGTTCTGCTGGCCGCTGAAATACTTCAGCACGTCGTCGACACCGAAGCGGGCATGTGAGCCCTGATCGACCAGCAGCTGCTTGTAGTCGAGCAACTGCCCATACAGGCCCTTCAGGTGCGGAGCCTCGTTGTAGAGCTTGCGGATGTTCCCATCGGCAACGGCGTCGGCCAGGCCCTGGTACGTGCGCAGCACTGCCGGGCGAGCCTTGACGAAGTTGACGAACTCTGTGCCGGCCTCGGCACCATCGAAGGCCGAGAAGGTGTAGCGCGCCGCGCGCCACGCCTTGGTGGTGTAACCCAGCGCCAGCGTGGGATCGAGGGCCACCATCATGATCGCATCGGTCGCGCCGGAGAGCAGGCTGTAGGTCAGATCGCCCTTGTCCACCAATGGAATCGCCTCAGCGAAGTCACGGCCGATCGAGATCTTCGAGTTGAACAGCGTCGCCACGGCGGTCTGGAACTCCGGAACCTGCAGCGAGTTGGTCATCGCACTGACGGCCTGCTGCCATTCGGTCGAGCCGTGCTCGGCCATGTGGTCGGCCAGCTTCTCGATCTTACGGAGCTGGCTGTTGGGGTCCATCTCACGCTGGCCGGCCATCTCCTTGGCGAAGGTCACCGGGTCGATGTCGGCGTCGGCGAGGTCTTGCGCGAGGCCGTTCATCCGTGGATCGGTGAGCATCTCCCCGACACGCTTGATCGCATCAGGGCGGAACGTGCGCTCACCGTTCCACGATGCGTTGAACGCCCGGCCCCAGTCGGTCGGGCTCGAGGTGGCAATCGAGCCGATCGTCGCTCCACCGAGCGCACCGAGGCCGATCGCTCCCAGCGCCGCCAGTGAGCCGCCACCAGTCACGGGTGCGAGGCCGACCGCCAGGCCGCCGAGCACTGCCGCGCCGAGCACGCCCCACGGATTGTCCTTCTGGTTGACGACGGTGGCGCGGTAGAGATGGCCGGGCCAGTTGCCGACCCAGGTCAGCGCGCCCATCACGTCGTTGAAGCCTTCCTTGACCCCCGGGATGCCTGCAACACCGTGCGAGATCACCGACAGCGGCTTGACTGCCATGTCCACAGCCGTGCTGAAGTACCCGCTCTCGTCGCGCCGAGGCGGTTGGTAGCCCATCTGACCGATCGCAGCACGCTGGCCGGGTGAGAGCCGGGAGATGATCGCCCGCTGCGTGGCGCCGTTCATCCCGTGCAGCTGCTGGATCAGCTTGTCACCGACCTGCATGGCATACATCTGCCCGGCCGAGTTGACGATCGTCTCGGTGTCGTAGGGCTGCTGGGCGACCTGAGCCAGTGCATCGGGGTTGTCGGCCATGTACGGGTTCAGGGCGCGGATGACACGCATCCGCTGGCCGAGCTCGCGGTCGGTGATCCCAGCGCCATCACTGGCACCACCACCGGTGAGGAGGGACGAAGAGATAGGCCGTGGGGTGTACGTCACACTCGGGCCTTGTCAGCAAGTTCGGCGAAGTACGGATCGCCGAGAGTCGCTGACAACCTGCGGAACAGGTCACCCGTGGGGGAACCACGCTTCATCCCCATTGCCTGCGGCCCCACTCCAGGACCGCGCGACAGCCCTGCAGTGACGGGCTCGGAGGGCCGAGTCGTCGGGGCCGTCAGAAGTTGCGAGTCGGCTCCAGCGGCCTGAGCCGCCGAGAGCACGTCTGCAAACGAAGGTGCCGGCGCCGCCACCGGCTGCATACCAGTGGGCTGTCCTCCGGTCGTGGCAGCCGCCGGGACGGTTGGCTGTGACGGCGTCGGCATGGCCTGCTCGAGCCGCTGCTGTTCGGCGCCTCGACCATACTCCTGGCCCGCTACCGGGTTCTTGGCTTGCGGGGCGTACCCAGCTGCGGTCGGCGGTCGCTTGCGAGGCATCTCACTTCGCTCCGAACGCCTGGATCACCTGGCGCATGTTCTGGGTGCCCACCGGAGCCTGGATCTGCTCGGGCACGGCCGGCTGCATCTGATCGGCAGCCGGGCCTCCGGTCATGCCTGGCATCGTCTCCGGTGCGGCGGCCATGCCTTCCGGCGCGGGGGGCGGCGCAGCGGCTTGGAGCTCGCGTAGCTTGGCGTCGATCTCCTTGGCAACTGTGAAGATGTCCTTGCCACTGCGCAGGAGGATCGCCACATCTGCGACCACTGTAATCGGTAGCACTCCGGCGACGATCTGTTGCTGCAGTGCCTCCATGATCGCCGCCTCGAACTTCTCCTCGCGCAGCTGATCCTCTTCGGCGTCAGCATCGTCGATGAACGGGTGGTTCTCGCGGAAGGTCCGGCTGGAAATCTGACCGGCACCGAACAGCGAGCCGAGGATCTGGGTCAGCTGCATCGTGTCGGCACCCGGGATGCGGTAGCTGTAGCTGTTCTCCAGCGTCTCGATGTGGGTCTCGGGTGTGAACTCGACCAACCGGCGCGACGAGCCATAGGTGCAGTAGAGGCTGTATGACTTCGATCCCCAGTAGGTCTTGTAGGTCTGCAGGATTGCCTTGTTGAGCCACGGCATGTAGCTCTCCATGACCTCGTGCATCTCTTGGATCTTGGGGTCGAGGGCCATCGCACCGAGCGCGTCGATGCCACGCCCGGTGCGCAGTGCCCCATATGTCTCTCCGCCCGCTTGGGGGATCAGCGCGGTGGACACACGGAAGTTCCGCTCGAGGCGGTCGAGGATCTGGCCGGTGTTCGGGTCGGCTGTCTGGCGCAGCACACCGATCTGAGCGGTGTCGCGTAGCGTGTTGACGTCGCCGGTGCGGCCATCGACCCACTCACCACCATTGCTGGTGATCTGTGGGTCTTTGCCGTTCTCGCCGATTACGTAGGTGTCGGGGAAGACCGACTTCTCCTGGGCCAGCACGAACAGTGCCATCAGCTTCGAGGACAGATCGACCGAACCGAGCAGCGAGCCGATGCGGCTGGCGATGCGACCGAGGCTGACATTGTGAGGAATCATCGCCGGGATGAAGCCGAGACGGTTCGGGTACCGGGCGAGCTCGCATGTCGGGCCGTAGCCGGCCGCCGTCGAGACGGCATACGAAGTGCCGAATCCGTTGGCCTCACCCGAGTAGCGGCTCAGCCCGGTGCCGCTGATGTGCGCTCCGTAGGGATCGCACGGCCCCAGCAGTCCGAACACCTGGCACTCGCGGTCGTACCACTCGACGACCTCCCACAGCCGGGTGTCCTGCACCGTGGCGATGGGCCCACCGAGCTCGCCGCGCAACTGAGGGAAGCGATCGCGCAGGAAGCGGCCGGAGTAGCGATTGACGAAGGCGCAGAACTCAGGGTCACGCACCGACTCCGATGCCTGCTGCTCGACGTAGGTACACAGCGGATCACGCGCGTCGATGCGCGGCATCTCCGCTTTGAAGTCGGGGGTGACGACCGCCGAGCCGGTGTGGTACGCCGTCAGGTGGCGGTACACCCGGCGCAGCCCGAGGTTCCAGCGGCTGAAGTCGTAGGTCGCCCTGATGATGTTGGCGCGGGTCGTGGCGTACTCCCGGCTGCCCTTGCCGGTCTCCTTGTTCCACACGATCGGTGGTGTCGTCACCCGAGCTCTCGTCTCCGATGCCCGCATCGCCAGCTGATCGACAGCCTCGCCGACGAACTGTGCCGACATATTCGGCATCTTCGGTTCGTTCTCGACGTCGATCATCGGGATCACGTAGTCGCCGTCGTAGCGCAACAGGACGTCGCGCATCTTCGCCATCAACACACCCTGGTCGGCCTGCATCGCCAGGACGTTGGTGCGGATCCGCTCCCAGTCGTACATCGGCTCGGTCGGTGCGTATGTCTCTGTTGCGCTCATTGCAACCTCGCTCCGATCGGAATGATCGGCTTCATCCCTGTCGGAGAGTATGGCATCCCGGCGCGCTTGAACGTCGCGACCGGTGCGCCGAGGCGGTGCCGGTTCTCCACCCACCAGATCCAGGCGAACCACGTCATCATCAGCCGGTCGTAGCGCACCTTGTTGCCCTTCTTGACCAGTCCGGTCTTCGGGTCCGGCTTCCACTTCTTGAACTGGCGACGGAACTCGTCCATCTCGTTGCGTGTCTCGCCCTCGTCGGCATAAGGGAGCTGGATCCGTCCGGCCTTCCAATCGCCGGCCATCGACGCCAGACCAATCGACTCGTCGTACTTGTTCATGCCGGTGTCGTGCTCGGCAATGATGAAACCGAAGTGCTTGGCGACAGCATCGAGGCGCTCGTCACGGGCCAGGCCGCGCTGGAAGTTCTTGGCCTCGACACGTAGCTCGCGCAGCGAGTGCTCCTGCACCATGAACCGAGCCGCTGCTTGAACGTTGGCAATGACCTGCTCGTTGCGCACGTTCTCGGTGGTCTCGTAGAAGTACCGAAGGCGCATGTAGTCCTCGTTCATCTCCCAGCCACCGAGACAGGTCACGCCGGGCTCGAGACCAGGGTCGAGCGACAGCACGCCAGTCGGGCGAGGCTGCCCGGGCACCCACAGGCCGGTGCCGTTGAGCGCGTATTGCTCCATCTTCGAGCGGCCCCAGCCCTCGTCGTCGAAGCTGAAGCGGGTCTTGGACCGGCCCGGCTGCATCATGTAGTTGCGATCGAAGGCAGCGTCTTTGACCTTGCGGCGGATGCGCTCCAGATTCTCCAGCGAGTGCTTCTCCGGCCACAGCGGATACGGGTTGCCGTCGATGTCGAACTGGATCGCCGGGAACCGCAACACTTCGAGGATGCCGTCGAGCTCCTCGTCCTCCAGCAGTGCTTCGTACACGTCGTCGTCATCGACGCGCGTGCCCGAGACACTGGTGATGCCACTCTCGCCGGGCCGGGACAGCAAGTCCTGGCGGAACACCTCGAGCAGTTTGCCAGTGCGGTTGATGGTCTTCAGCGACTGGAGGTCGTCGCAGTGCAGATGCTCGGTGCGGATCGACACCGAGCTCGACGTCCAGCCGATGGCGAGCATGTTGTAGTCACGCTCGTCGCCCATCTTCTTGTCCTTGACGCTGAAGTACTGGTTGTTCCACGGTGGGCTGCCCTCGCCGCGCGAGCTCATGTCCGGCCGGAACGGGCCCCACTCCTTGATCAGCCGAGGGAACGGTCCATCGAGCTCCAGGCGGCGACGGACTCGACCGATGATGCGCTTGGAGATGGCGTCGTTCTCCGAGACCGTGGTGTTGCGCCACTGCGGGTTGCGACAGATCTGCTCGGTGGCGAAGTCCTCGAAGGTCGTGGTCTTGCCATACTCAGGCGGCCACAGCGTCAGCAAGATGTTGCCCGGGCGCAGCTGCTGCACATGGTCGATCCACTGTTGCTGGAACACCGTGCGGTGGCGACCGAAGTAGCGCTCGGCGAACTGAGCAGAGGTCAGGTTCTCCGGCAGGATTGCATGGGACAGGCCCTGCTTGGCGCGGGCCAGCTCGATCTCGGCGTGCCACGCCGGGAACCGCTTCTTCCACTGCCGGTAGGCCGGATAGCTGACGCCGATGCGCGGGTCGCGCAGAGCCTGGGTGACGAGCACTCCCTGGCGTACCAGCTCCAGGAGCAGCTCGCGCCGCGCTGCGGCCTTGGCGTGGATGGAATCACTGCCGTGGGCCATGGCCCGACGATCAGTCCTTCCAGATGGTGCCCTCGGCGCGGAACAGCGGGGTGCCGGCAGACGAGATCACCGAGAGGGCGACGAAGCGACCGGCGTTCGACTTGAAGACCACCGATGACTGGCCGGGTGCGATGATCCAGTTGTCGTCGACGTTCGATGCGACAGCGCCGGCGACCGTGCCGGTGCCGGTCGTGACCGACGCCTTGGCTGCAGCCGACGAGGCGTTGCTCGAACCGACGAACACGCCGATCGAGTTGGTTGCGTCTCGGTTGGTCACCCGGACCTGCTTGCACTTGTTCGTCAGAGCGAAGGGCGCCGCCGTGGTGCTCGCTGTGTCGTTGATGATGTTTGGTGCGTCACCAGCCATTGATGCGTCCCTCCTTGGGATTCGATGCGCGCAACTGTAGCGGTCTGCTCACATCAACAAGAGCATCTCCTCATCGACCGAATCGTGCGTTCCACCGAGACCGGCTGCAGTACGAGCCGCCGCCTCGATACGGAGCTGCTCGATCTCACGTCCGATGCCCTCGGCAATCTTGGCCAGCTCGGCCTGGCGAGCTCGCTCCTGGGCGAGTGGGCTGAGCCTGACTCCGTCGATGTGCTTGACACGGAGCTTTCTCCCCCCACCCCGCTCCACCGATGGCCCATCACCGTAATCCACCTTGACAAACGGAGGCGGTGGCGTGACGAACGGCCAGCCGTTGAGCGCCTCCCAGTGCAAGATGCCAGGCTGTGCGGTGACGCTCGAGTTGGTGTCACCGACCGGCGTGCCGGGGATCGCCGTCCAGGAGATCGAGGCGACTTGCGCCGGGACGACCGCAGCCGGGGCGGCAGAACCGGCTACGGCCGTCCACGTGAACGTACCAATCTGCGCGGTGACCGAAACCGGCGAGCTCACCGTTCCAGCCACACCATTCCAGGTGACCGTGCCGACCTGCGCGGTCACCGACTGATCGCCGGATGCCAGGACGGGGGAGCCTGGCACGGCGGACCACGTGATCGTGGCGACCTGCGCGGTGACTGTCACTCCACCTTGCGCGGTCGTCCCGGTCACGGCGGTCCAGTTGACGATCCCGACCTGTGCAGTGACGGCGACGGCGCCAGTCTTGGTCCCGGCAACGCCGCTCCAGGTGAACGTGGCGACTTGTGCGGTGACGCTGACGGCTCCCGAGGTCGTACCGGCGACACCGTTCCAGGTGAAGACGCCGACCTGCGCAGTGACCGTCACGCCGCCCTGCGTCGTGGTCCCGGCGATGCCGGTCCACGTGACTGTTCCGACCTGCGCGGTCAGCGTGCGCGCGGCAGTGACCGTCCCGTTGACGCCGGTCCACGTGAACACGCCGACCTGCGCGGTGACCGACACGGCCATCGTCTTGTTGTTGGCGATACCGCTCCACGTGAACGTCGCCACTTGCGCGGTGACGGTGACGCCACCCTGGCTCGTCGTGCCAGCGATGCCGGTCCAGGTGAACGTCGCCACCTGTGCGGTGACCGACAGGTTCGCTGCGGTCTGGGTGAGCACCAGTCGCCCGATCGAGGAGCCGGCGACAGTGAAGCCGTTCGGGTAGACCGACCACGGATAGCCGCCGAAGTCGATGGAGACGTCAGCTTCGATGCCCATTACATCCACACCGTAATGAAGATCGCCCCGTTGCCTCCGTTGCCACCTGCACCGGAGTTGCCGACACCATCCTCGGCTGCGCCACCACCAGCACCGCTCCCACCGGGATAGGCCCCGTTGCCACCGCTACCGGCGTTGGTCGTGATCGATGAGCCACCGGCCCCGGGTCCGGCGCTGACCGAATCGCTGTTCGAACTGAACGCATCTGATCCGCTCGTCGAGGTACCACCGCCTTGCGCGCCGGCCTGGCCGTTGCGTGATCCGCCGTCGCCACCGACCGTCGCGACGTGTGTGGACGCCAGGCCGCCACCCGAGCCGCCACCGGACGAGCAGCTGGTGCTCGACTGCACACCCGTCGAGCCGGTGGTTGTGCCCCCGTTGCGGCCATCGACACCTGGAAAATCGCCATTGGTGCCGAGGCCACCGAGTGTGCTGGCCGTCGTTGACGCTGCTGCAGCGCCGTTGCCGCCACCGGCATTGATGAAGATGCCCTTGGTCGGATCACCGAAGAAGGATGCTGCACCGTTCGTCCCGGCATTGCCATCCGTCGAGTTGGTCGATTGCGAGGCGCCACCGACACCTGCGACTGCCACTGACACGGGCACTCGAGTCCCATACTGGCGGCGGAGCTCGGCGAGATCGACCCAGCGTCGCGACAGTGCGGCCGTGCCACCGGAGCCACCGCCCGACGCGCTGGTCCCGGCCACCGACTTGCGGCCCGACGCACCACCACCACCGGAGCCGACGACGGTGACCTCAGCGACCGTCGCGACAGGAGGGATCTCCCAGAACAGATCGCCGGGAACGAGGGTGATGAGTGTCGGCTGTGCCTGCGGGATGCCGATGGTGGGGCCAGTGAGGATCACGGCTACGGCCAGACTGTGATGAAGATCGCTCCGTCGCCACCCTTGCCACCAGCGCCCGATGCCGTCGAGGTCGTGTCCTCTGCAGCACCACCACCGCCACCGCCACCCGAGGGATAGCCGCCGTTGCCACCGTCGCCACCCGTGCCGGCGGACAGCGTCGATCCACCACCGCCGCCACCAGTCGAGATGGAGTCGCTGTTCGAGCTCGTGCCATCGTCGCCGCGACCACCCGACGCCGAGCCACCAAGTGTGATTGCCGAACCGCCGTAGCGAAGACCACCCGCGCCTCCGGCATTGGCTGCGTGCGTGGCGGGCATTCCGCCACCCGCGCCACCACCCGTGGCGATTGCCGGGCTGGCCGAGACCGGAGAACCAACTGCACCGGCGCCGGTACCACCAGCTCCACCGTTGGCGCCGCCCTGATCGCCGGAGCTACCGCCCGAGCCTCCCGTCCCGGTCGAGGTCGTGCCGCCACCACCGGCCGTGCCACTGGTCGAGGTCATGAAGATGCCCGATGTCGAGACACCGAAGCTGGTCGCCGTGCCCGTCGTTCCACCGTTGCCGTTGGTCGAGTTGGTGCCCTGGGCGGCTCCGCCAGGCCCACCGGCCCCGACCGTCACGGGCACGCGCGTGCCGTACTGCCTGCGGAGCTCGGCGAGGTTGATCCACCTGCGACATACCGAGCCAGAACCGCCACCGCCACCGCCTGCTGCTGCGGTACCGGCGACGGACTTGCGCCCTGAGCCACCGCCACCACCCGGGCCGGCGCAGATGACGTAGGCATAGGTGCCGAACTGGGGGATCTCCCAGAACAGGTCATTCGGTGTCAGTACCGTGTAGGTCGGCAGAACCGGGGGCGTGCCAGAAGTCGGCCCTGGCAGGATCATGGCTACGTCAGATCTGCAGCAGCCGCGAACACGTTGATCACACCCGACGTCAGTGCCACGGTGATCGCGGCGGCCAGCTTGTACGAGGCCGATGGCAACACCAGATCGGAGTAGCTGCGCGAGAACCGCGCCCCGGAGACAGTGGTCGATGCAGCGGCCGGGTTGCCGAGGTCGATCTCGTCGTAGAGGAAGTACGAGGTGCCGTTGTGGATGAAGATCGTCAGCGTCGAGTCGGCAGGGTCACCAGTGGCCTGAGCGGTGATCGAGGTGATCTTCGTGCCGGCAGCAACGCCGGTGAGGATGTCCACGATCGTGCCGGTGCCGTCACGGTTGGTGTTGGCCGTGGAGACCGCCGCGACACCCAACTTGGGAACGACGGCAAAGGCCGGAGTCGGCGTCAGCGCCACTTACGTCGCCCGATACAAGTCAGCGATGTTGTAGGTGAACGTCCCACCGTTGGTCGGGACGCCTGCGGCGAACCAGTCGATCGACATCAGCTGGCGCGTCGTGTCGTTGGTGTCGGTCGTGGCGTCGTAGAAGAACGCACCGATGATCGTCTGGCCGGTGGCCAGGGCACCGAAGGCGACATCGGCAGCGTCGAGGTTCACCCGGTCGTTGGCGTCGTCCTCGGAGGCATTGGTGCGGCTGAGGTTCTGCCGGGCATAGCCGGCCGCCGAACACTCCGTCGCTCCTGCCGTCACCAGCAGATCGTTGACGGTGTTGAGGTCGGCGACCTCGGCGGTCGTATCGGCTGCAGCTGGCTGCGTGCCGACGATCAGGCCGATGCGGATCAACGTCGCGGCGTCGTCGTCCCACGCTCCCTGCGTCAAGAGCAGTTTGCCCCGGTTGGTCATCATGTGCCCAGTGGCCATGTCACTCCCTCACGATCTCGTCGACGACAGAGATTATTCCGCCTGTCTCATCACGGACGGGATGCCGGATGCGTGGTGCCGAGACATCGATCCCGATCTGTCGGAGTAGCTGGCTGTGCAGCTCCAGTGTGTGCAGAATCATCGGGATCGACTGCACGATCTGGGCCAGGGCGTCGGCCTCGAGCTGCTCGCGCTGATCTGCCGCAGCCTGCTCGGCAAGGAGCCGGTCGCCCTCCTCGATCAGCGGATGCACGATGGTTACCGGCGCGGGTCGTCGCGGTCGGCCAGGCGTCCTGCCTCGAGAGCGCTCTCGGTCGGCACGTGCGGATCCTCGATTCGACCGACCGTGTGTTCAGCGGTCATCCGGACCATCTGATCCTGTGGGGCCATGAGACCGTCCGGGCCCGAACCTTCGCCGGGTGCGGCGTTGGTGTCGTGCCCGAGGGTGATGGCTCCGGTCTCCTCGCTGACATGCGGCTCGTCCTTGACGACGGGCTCGGCAGTGGGCTCGGGAGCGGGCGCCGGCGCTGCAGCTTTCTTCGTGGCGCGCTTGCGTGGCGCAGCCTTCTTGGGAGCTGCGGCCTTCTTGGTGGTTGCCATGCGGTGATCGTACAACCGTTGAAGGCTGAGGAAAGGCATCTGCTCGATCAGGTCGGCAGCAACAGGGCGTGGAAGGTGCCCGTCGTGTTGACGATCGAGGCGTCCGGAATCGATGCCGGCAGATCGGTCTGGCCGGTCAGCGCGCCAGTGAGGCGAGGCAGCTGGTTCAAGACGTCGGTCATGTAGGCCGTGACCCAGCCCGACGACGGGCACTGGAAGACCGGCAGTGCGGCGGCACTGATCATCATCTGAGCGACGAGGTACTGCTCGTTGACGACCTTGCGCATCGGCGAGACCATGGCGACGTTGAAGGTGGAGTTTGCCGCGTTGAACAGGTTGATGTCGTTGATCGACTCGGCCTCTTTCACCCAGTTGGCGCCGAAGCGGTGGTAGACACCGACCTTGCCGAACGTCGGCGTCGGGCCTGCCGCCGTGCCACCGGTGACCAACCGCACCGTCTTGACGACCTCGCTGCGTTGGCAGATGAATCCGGCGAAGCGGATCTGGCCCGACGCCGAGGCGTTCGAGTTGGTCAGCGGTATGCGGTCGAAGACCGACTCGCCACCAGCGTCGAGCAGACGGTTGTTCGTGGAGTTGAACCGCCTGGCAAGCTCGAGCAGCGCCCCGTTGACGGTGTCGCTCTCGAACAGGTTGTCCGGGTCGTTGATCCCCAGGTTGATCGAGTCAGTCGAACCCATGGGCCGCGATCCTACTGTGGCCGTCAGCCCACATCGACGATGCGCCGCAGCGAGTGGGCGACGAAGTCGGAGATCGCGCCGTCGAGGGCCTGGTGGCCGAGGGCAGTCGGGTGGATGCCGTCCGCCTGGATGAACACGTCGGCGTTGCCACGGCCGGTCACCGTGCCGACCTTGCCAGTCCCGGTGAACAGCGACTGTGCGTAGAACTTGGTCATGTCCGGTAGACCGGACGATGCCGACGTGTGGGCGGTGTGACAGACCAGCACATTGCGGAACGTCGTCGTCTCGCGCACCACGTCGCCGACCAAGTACGAGGTACTGACCGTCCAGTTCGGCGTGGTCGCATAGATGTTGTTGGGATCGATCAATGACCGGAACGGAATGCCGCACGCTGCCGCTGCGGCCCTGACACCGAGGTCGATGTTCTGCACGTTCTGGCTGATCTGCTCGCCGACATGGTGACAGCCGAGGGCGAGGATGATCGTCGTCGGCAATGCGGCCTGCAGGGCCTGGAACAGCGTCGTCGCCAGCGTGGTCATCGCCGCCTGCGAGATGCCGAGGTCGTTCTGGCCGCCACAGACGATGAGGATGTCCGGAGCGGCAGCGACAGCATCAGGGATGCGGGTGAAGTAGTCACTGACTCCGGCCGTCACGCCATAGCCGGTGCCACCAATCGACAGCTGCCAGTTGTCCATGCCGAACCGTGGCGCCATGCGATCGCCCCACACGAACTCGGTGCCGATGCCGTTGGCCCCGCCGGCGATCGAGTCGCCGAGGATGGCCAACCGCTTGCGCAGGGCCATGCGCCGGATCGAGTCGGCCGGGCCGATGGTCACGCCGTTGATCTCGGCGGTGTTCGGATGGATCCGGAACTCGACCAGACGGGTGTCCACCGAGCCGAAATCGATCTCGTAGTGGCGGCGCTCCGGCACACCCACGGCATTCGACGATGGCGACAGTGACAGCGGGCGGCCGTTGACCCAGACCTGGATGACCAGTGGGTTGGCCAGTGTGCGGACATAGATGCCGAACTTCTGACCGGTGAACCAGAACGAGTGCCGGCCGATCCAGCGCGCCGATGCTGCACCGCCACCAGTCAGCAGTGTGCCCCTGGTGACGTCGCCGCTGGAGACGAGCTGCTTGCCCTGGGCCACGCCGCCGTGGCTGAAGTTGGGGTCGCCATCGGTGTTGATCGTCGTCGCATCGACGCGGGGGAACGGCACCTTGATGCCGTTGGTGATCGTCGTCACTGCGCCGCTGGCGCTCAACGCGATGGTCGGCGCCGGGGAGTAGACGGTCTGTGTCTCGGTCTGGTCATCGAAGCTGGCCAGCGCGGCCTTGGCCGTCGCGTACCACAGCTCGTGGAGTGCGCCTTCGATCCGGCTGGACCGGAAGTGCTGCAGGGGATCGTCGATCCCCAGGTTCAGTGCATCGGTTGAGCCCACGGCGCGAGGCTAGTGGCTCACGAATCGACGGTGCGGTACTCCCGCTCTGTGGCATTCAGGCCGCCAAGCATCTCGGCCAGTTGCAGCGCCCGCTCGATCGATGGCCTGCGGGCGATGAGTTCGCGGAACAGTTCCTCCGTCGTGGCCAGGCCGAGGTTCGGTGTCTCGCCGGGAGGGTGGATGAGGTAGTGATCCACCAGTGGTCCCGGTGGGACCGGTGCAACAGTCTCCACATCGTGGAGAAAACACGGGCCCCCGGTGTTCGGCCAGTTGTGGACGGTGTCACCGATCTGATACGGCTGGACGACGCCGAGGCCCATCACATGACCGCACCGACACACCTCGACGGTGGCGTCGGGCGACAGCGCGCTGACGTTCCAGACCAGTGGCTTGGCGTCGCTGGTCGGCCGGAACGTCGTCGCGGTGTGATCGAGTCGGACGCCATCCTTGGTGACGATCTGATAGGTGAAGGTGTCGGCGACCGGATCGACCTCGATGACCAGGCCCGGCCCCCCGAGAATCCAGATGTAGTCGCCGATGTGGAAGTGGTCGCTCACTCGGCCTCCTCGTGATGGTGCCACGTCGGATGACAGCTCTCGATGTGGGCGACGACATCAGTGCCCAGTCCCGAGCGCTTGCAACCCGGGACCGGGCACACTCCGGCAGCGATGCGGTTCTTGATCTTGGTCAGTCTGCCCCTGGCGGCAGCGGCGACACGGCGCTGGCGCTTGGCGTCGGCCTCGGCGGCACGACGCTGGTCGTCCTGCCAGCGGTTCTCCTCCTCGAGGCGCTTGATCTTGCGCTGCAGCCGGTCCTCTTCGGTCTCGCGGTAGACCTGGCTGTGGCCGTTCGGGCAGTAGAAGGTGCGGCCGTCGTCGCGGCGGCGGTTGTCGAAGTCGTCGGGAACGCCGTGGACGATCCCACACTCCGAGCACTGCATCACGTAGAGCTTGTCGCTGAGGGTGTAGCGGTAGCCAGGCTTGACCTGGACGGTGACGAACATGGAACAACCGTATCAGATGCCGGGCCCCCAGAAGGAACCAACCGACAAAGGGCCCGGCACCTGAGAGCTTAGGTGAAGAGAATGGTCTCGGTGATCGCCAGCGCGCTGCCCGGGCAACGGGCGGTGGAGACGAACCACGGCCCACCCTGGAACTGCTTGACGCCGTAAACCCACGTCCCGTCGTTGCAGATCGTGCGGGCCTGGAAGCTGGCGTGCGCCGAGCCGACGTCGCAGGTCGCCATGAACCCGAGCTCTTGGCCCTGGGCGTTGGCGTAGTGCTGACGGTGACAGGTGTTGGACACCGAAGCGCCGGCAGGCGTGGCTGTGGCGAGCTCGACGGTGAGCGACAGGCCGAGGACGGCGAGAAGGCAGATCACGATGTTGCGCATGGAACAATCGTACTACAAGGCCGGGGCTCATCTCCGACCCTGCGGCACCGGCCCCGGCCCACTGCTAACTGTAGTTAGCACAGTGCTCGCGAAGATGTCATTGACGGGAGTGGCCCGCGAGGCGTACCGTCCGCATCCAGCAACGGCGTGCGCCTTCCAAAACGGGAACGGCGCCCCCCACGTCAAGGGACGCCGTTCAAACCAAATGATGTCGCTGCTCACAATAGCAGCTGCGCCGCTCGAGGACAAGCGGAAAGGTCGTACAGGGGTCGCAGCCTGCGGGACGAGCACACACGGGAACGTGGGTAGATCCCCGTTGCCAGGCGCTGATGAGCACTGAACTCCAGCGTGTGACGTCATTCGGGGAGGCGATGATCACAGTTTCCGTGTGAGCCGAACGAATCGGCCGGGAGCTCGGCCGTGGCAACCGAGCGGGGGGTGTCGGAGGTCTCTGGCGTCACCAGCAAGTACTCAACCACCAGCTGAGGGTGTGTGTCCCGCTGGACCGTCACAGAAATACCGTCGTGGGCAGAGACGACTACTACCTGGGCCCCGGGTGGTGGCAGACCCCCCCCATAGCTCCGGCTGCCTGCTCTGTGCCGCACACTCATCCCTGGGCTGCAGCGCCTGCTGCCCGGCCACACCGAGGCTGCGGCCGAAGAGTAAAGCACCAGGCCAGGCCCACACGTGCCCACCACCTGCATCTCAGCACTCTCACCATTCATAGGCTCACACGCTCTACGCACACTCACCCAGGGCTGCGGCGCTCTCCCACGCTGGTGATCGCAGAAAGGGCGCGTGGAGGCGTGTGGAGCCCGCTGTTGCGGCTGGCGTGACCTCTCACCAGGAGGGTCTCGGGCTCGCGTGGCGATCCCTGTCTCTACCGACGCCTTGACGTGGTGCGCCGACTCTCGTCGGCTTCCCGAAGGTCGGGGGACGGGCGCCTGTAGCGCCCGCCGGTCGACTCGTCGTAGATCCTCCCTGCGCCGCCTCTCGGCGTCGCGGGGCCCCTCCACCGCCCGAGACGCCGGTTCCACCTCCCCCTCCCGAGTGCTCGCTGCGCTCGCCTCACGGCCCTGCGCCGCTGCGCGGGCTCGGCGCTGCGTTGGCCCCTACTGCGGGCTGCGGCCGCGCACGTCCCTTAGGGGATGGGGTCGTGGGAACGCGCGGTGCCCGGCTCTATGCAGGGGCTGCGCCCCCAGCACCCCCCCTGCCTCCGGCGGCGACCTGTGCTCAGGTCGATCAGCTGAGGCCATACTGCTTCGCCCCTGCGGGCCGATGCGTGTTGGTCCCCCATCGCCTCGCTGGAATTGCGGCCCACTCCCTCCGACGCCCGCCTCTCGGCGTGCTACGGGAGCCGCACCGCTCACGCTATTCCAGCCTTTACATCCCACAGTCGGCCTTTCGATGCGAGCCAACCAAGGCTCGCTTTTGACGAAAGGCGGGCGATGCGGGACCGGCTGCACGTCTCCGCTACCCAAAACAATGACGGGCCAACGAGCAAGACAGTCGCCACCATGCGCCGCTGCGCCGACTCTCCGCGAGGCGACTGAATGCTCGTCCCGGCCCTACCCGCGCCGCGCTCCACCGCCGAGCGCGTCGCCGCCTCACGGCGTCTAGCTGACGGCTCGGTTCCGTCAAAGCCCGATGCGCTCGCAACCGCCCGGCCAAGTGCTGACACCACGAGCAGAGCCGGTCGGTCGCTGCACAGCGCATCGATCGGGCTTTGCCGTCACGTATCACACACACATGCCTTCGAACCGTACAGGGCTGGGCGTCAAGTGCGGGCCTGCCGACTCCCGGCCCAAGACCTTCGGACAAGTCCCTCACCGCACGCCGCCGCACCCGCCCCCTCACTCGGACCGCCCGCCGCGCGCCGGCGTGCTCAGTGAGGGACCAGCCCGAAGCTCGCACGCCAGGACTAGATCAGGCGCTGAACTTGACACCGGGCCCTGAGAGGTTCACCTGCATGTGTGTGTTGTGCACACGTCTAAAGAGAAAGGTCAACTGACCATGAACACGTCACATTGGAGCACTGGCCCGCAGCCGGGAATCCCTGAGCCGATCGTCTACACGCTCTGCAGCTGCGGAGAGCGAGTCCGGACCATGATCGAGCTGATCAACGTCCGCACGCTCTGCCCGAAGTGCATCGCACGGTCCTTCAAGTCGTTCCTGACCGACGCCGAGTGCGATCGCTGCGGAGCCCCGGCCGTCACCGTCGAGGTCGTAGAGCGCCCGTCGCACTACGAGATCGTCAACGTCTGCGCCGACTGCATCGGAGAAGAGCAGTGAGCGCCCGGGATTACTTCGCAGGGTGCAACCCCAGTCCCTCCGGGGGCCGGGGTGCTCCCCGGGGAGCTGCCCGGGGCGACCGCTCGATGGCAGAAGTGGTCGAGGCCATCTGCACCGATCACGAACCAGCCTGCTCCTGCTGGGTCTGCCGCGACGAGCGAGCCTGCCGCGACGCCGTCCACTTCGTCGATTGCGACGAGTGCCACTCCGAGTTCGCCGCCTGCTGGCCGAACGAGCAGTTCTGCTCGGACGCCTGCTACCAGGCATGGCGGGACCGTTGATCACATCCACCCCGGTGGAGGGAGGGGTTTCCCCCCGCCCCCCCTCCACCCCTTCACCATTTCACCAATCGCTCCGGCAAGGAGCCAATCCGGAAGGAACCAACATGACAAAGTCCAAGCTCACCCAGGAAGACCTCGACGAGATGATCGCCGATGAGGCCCTGCTCGACCTCGCGCTGACCGAGGAGGGCGACGACCTCGCTGCCGACGACGACGAGTCGGAGGAAATCGAAATCCGCATCTGCACCTGCACAGCAGGCAATCCCGATCCCGAGTGCGACTTCGAATCGCACCGGCCCGGGATGAACGATCCCGCTCGGCCCTTCGCCGGGCTGACGATCGACAACTCCAACCCGGAGACGACCGAGGCTGCCACCGTGAAGTGGCTCCAGTCGGAGTACGCCGAAGGCCGCAAGGCCGGTCAGCGCTGGCTCACCGAGCACAACATGACGCTCGATGACACCAGCTGGTCGGCGCCCACCGGGGTCTCGATCCCGAGAATGGCAGGCTTCTCCGCCATTGTCGAGACCTGGCAGAAGGGTGACTGCCCGCAGGGGTGGACGCAAGCCCACCTGATGCGCCAGTTGCATCTGGAGTTCAGCCACCGCAGGCTCGACGCTGCCACTGCGCTGAGCGCCGACTCGGCCGAGGCGAGCATGACTCCGCTGGGAGTCGGCCACTGGGACGCCGAGGAGATCGCCACTGCGAGGGCCGTGATCGAGGATTGGGCGCGCTGGACCGGAACCGGTTGGTCTCCGTTCCTGGAGCGCTCGGTGCAGTTCGAGGTCGAATCCTGGAAGGCCGACGCCCGAGAGCACAAGCGGGTCGTGCTCCAGGACGACGCCATCACCGACAAGGTCCGCGACCTGCTGAAAGAGTGGGCCTGCAACGCCGAACTGACCTTCGTCACCGGCGAACGCACCCAGCGCCGGAACGACATCTCGCTCTGGCTCGGTGCCGAGATGCAAGCAGACGCGCTGCAACTCGTCTTCGTCAACGTGCCAACCGGTTCCCGGGCCGCACTGCGAGGCGAGCGGGTGTGGGCAATCGCCTACTACCCGAGCGTCTACACACGGGCTGACGGCTCGCAGGGCTCCGGCTGGTTCAACCTCGACGGCTACGCAGGCGTGGCCCGGTCCTGGACGAGCCTGCAGGCCGCCAAGGACGACTACCGGCACTTGCTGGACGCCGTCCTGAAGATCCGCCGCCACAGCAAGCAGCAGCAGCTCGTCCAGGACGAGGAGCCGGACTGGTTCACCGCGATCCTCGAAGAGGAGGCTGCGGAGGCCCGTCCGACCGTCACCCGGTCGAACGTACCCACACTCTGACGGGTGGGGAGCCAGGGTCCGCCCTGGCTCCCTCCCCCTTTTTTGCGCGTGGCCCCGGCCGCGCCGGCCACCCCGGCCCTCCGGCCCCAACCGAAGGGCCTCGTTAGCCGTCCCAACCATGGACCCAAGCCACACACTCGCTCACGAAAGGAGCCAGCGATGCAACTGGTCATCACGTTCTGTGGAGGCAGCGGACGCTACGGCGATCCGCTCACCGTCCACGGCACCCTCCACGTCACCAACGGTCCGGCCGAGGTCGATCCCGAGGACGTCTTCAAGGCCGCCAACCGTGTTGGCAGTCAGGCCGACGACCTTCGTGGTCTTCACCACGACTGGCAGTGCGACATCCGTCGCGCCATCGACGCCGCGCACAACTGCCTGCCGTCGATGTCGGTCAACGACACCATCGAACTGGTCTCCGACGCCGGTCGCCATCTCGGCGGCTGGCGCTGCGACCCGTTCGGATGGTCCCCCATCGCGCCGGCGAGCACCCACGCCGCGTGACGCGAGAGGCGCCCTGAGCCGACCAGCCACCCTGGCGGCCAGGGCGCCCGCGCGGAGTCCTCCGAGGAGCGGACCACACAGTCCCAGTGGTCTGTTCCTCCGAGCACTCCGGCTCGACTTGTACCAGGAGGTACCCGGCAATGACCCACACCCACCCCGACCCAGCGAGCCCATACACCCTCGCTCCGACCTTGCTGTTCTCCCCGGTGATCTCCACCTCGACGGCACCCGTGCTGTTCGAGATGGACTCCAGCGAGGCAGTGTTCTTCCTGACGCCGGTCATCGGACCGACGTCGGTCTGTCTGATGCACGTGCTCACCGCGTGGTGCAGGGCCCACCAGGGAGGGCAGTTCGAAGTCCAACTCCCCGACCTCTCTGCCGCCCTCGGCGTGTCCAGCACCACCCTGCGCAACACCCTGGAACGACTCCGCCGCTTCAACTTCCTCCACCCCCACGGCGGCACACCCCTCCGCTCCGAGGTGCTCACCGAACTGCGCATCTACCCGGTGCGCTGGCTCGCCCAGCTCACCCCCGCCGCCCGCTCCACCCTCATCGACTGGCAGCGCACGCTCGGTGCCGTGGTCGGCTGATGGCCCTCGACAGCCGCTTCGTCTACCCACGATCCATCGTGCGCGACGTGGCGGCAACGATCGACTCCGTCCGCCACCTGATCCCCACCGATCACATCCCATCGCTCGACCTGTTCACCCGTGAACTCGTCGACACACTCGCCCAGCACGACCCGCACCTCGATGCCGACGACTTCTGTCGGCGTGCCGGTTATCTCGGCGACTCGCCCGTTCCCGGGCCCACACGACAAGGAAGGTACACATCCCATGAGTGACAACAACATCAGCATCTCGGGCAACTTGACCCGAGACCCGGAACTGCGGTTCACCGCAACCGGCCGGGCCGTCTGCAACATCGGTGTTGCAGTGGCCAACCGCTTCCAGCAGGACGGCGAATGGAAGGAGTCCACCGACTTCTTCAACGTCGTCATCTGGGGCCAGCTCGGCGAGAACGTCGCCGGTTCGCTCGCCAAGGGCAACCGCGTCGCCGTCACCGGTCGCATGAGCTACCGGACCTACGAGACCGAGCACGGTGACAAGCGCTCGGTCATGGAGGTCATCGCCTCGGACGTCGCGGTCTCGCTCCGCTTCGCCATCGTCCGGGACATCGAGAAGGTCGTCGGCCGCAACGCCGGAACGACCGCCACTCGGCCCGAACCCGCCGACGAGGCGAGCGACGAACTCAGCGTCGCCTGATCACCGAGACAAGCCCGACAGACTCCCCGCTGTCGGGCTTGTCCCGCGAGCACAACCTCCCTCGAGCGTGAGCTCCATCAGCCCCGGCATCCTACAACCAGGAGCAGGCACAACCATGAACCCACGCCATGCACTTCCGCTCGCCCTCGTGGCCCTGCTCGCAGCCGGCTGCGCGGGGAGTCGCACTGCTTCGTGTCCCACAGATGGACCCAAGCGTCAAGGTCACCGAATCCTGGTGCCCGAGAACTCCACCGATTCCGTCGATGCCTCGCCGCCTGACGTGATCGACGTGATCATGCAGCTCGACGTCATCGACAACAAGACCGTCGATCAGCGCTGCGACGACATGGGCGGCATCACCCTCATCATCGACCACGATGTCATCTGCCACGACATCGACTACTAACAGGAGGAACCACGAGATGAAGACCCGCAAGGATCCGCACATCCTGGCACGTGCCGCTCGCCGCGAGCTCGAGCGCAAGGCCCAGGCCAAGCGCGACCGCGACACTCGTCGTGCGCTGCGCAAGATCGGTGGCAAGCGATGAGCACCACCTACATCTCACGTCAGACCGCAACAGCATGTGGGTACCGCGATGACGTGCATTCCATCACCGTGCAGGACGAGACCGTCAGCATCATCGAGCTCACCGACTTGCAGATCTGGTCATTGACACGACTGTGCCGCCGCTACGAGGTGCCGTTCAACCCGGCACACTTCGGCACGGCGTTCGACCTGCCCAAAGGCTGGGTCTCCGGCTTCGTCGGAGGCGTGTACGTGGGCTGCAGCCCAGAAGGAGACATCCACTCATGAGCGACTCGCTCGATCCCATCCGCCGCATCGCCGGCGGCATCGCCATTCACGGTGACGAGCAGTTGCTCGCCATCGCTACCTTGAAGCTGGCTGACGAGCTCGATGCCGTGCGCTCGCGCCTCGTCGAGCTCGAACTCGACCGCGCTGCCCACAGCAAGCGCATCGACATCCTCCGCGAGCACACCGACGAGCTCGTCGGGGGCGCGCTGCGGCTCAGCGACACCCAGCTGCGGGTTTCCGAGGTCATCGAGAAAATGACATCGGCACTGGCCCAGCTCACCGACTACGTGCTGGACAAGCGGGCATGACGACCCCGATCATCTGTGGGTCCGGGCCCGGGCCGTGCGATCTGATCCTCTACGGCAACGACAACGTGCTGACCGAGGTGCCTGCCCCCACCCCACTCCCCCGCACCGGCCCGATCACACCCGACCTGCCGATGACCGCGATGGCCAGCATCCTGCTCGGCTTCGCCCTGGTCGTCGCCGCCCGCTTCCTACCCGAGAGGAGTCACCGACATGGAACGAACCGTGCCACTGTCGAAGTTCAACACCATGATCGCCAAGCACGCCCGCCAGCGTGACCGGCTGCGCGCCGCAGCCAAGATGTTCCTGGCCGTGCTGAACGACGAGGCAACCGTCGTGCCGGCGAATCGCCAGCTCGAGGTCGAGTCGGCCAAGGCGCTGCTGGCAAACGAGGTCGGCGCCGTCCGCTCCGGAGTCAGCTGATGGACCCTGATGTCGCCTACGCC